TTGACAATACTTATTTCTAAAATATTTTGAATTTAATCATAATTCTTTGAATTTAAAAGAAATTAATTTAAAAATTATTCAGTTATTCAATAATTTCCTTGCAAAAAAAAAATACATTATATGAACGCGCGAATAGCACATTCTAATGATTTAGTAAAGGATTATTTTATTAATTATTGCAATTGCTTAGTGAGTTTTGATTTATTCGTCAATTTGTCATGAAATGCGCCGCGAATTCATGACAAAGGAGAGTTGTCTTGATTTCTTGAATATTTGAATTTGCTAGATAAACACCAGCAAATTCACCCCTAGACAGGCTCTCCCCCGATATAAAATTTTCACCCCTAGACAGGCTCTCCCCCGATATAAAATTTTCACCCCTAGACAGGCTCTCCCCCGATATAAAAATTACAATCTAGGCTTAATTCAAATCGACAAATCCTCTTTAAAATAAATTAATTTTGAATTAAAACAACACTATATGAGATAATTGAGATTTAAAGATTGACGACGACGTAATGAACATCAATAATGGTCTCACTTCTTAGAAACAAAAGGATTTGAGCATGGAACAGAAAACAGAAACCCGCGGTGTCAAGAAAGGAACTAAGCGTGGTTCTTATACAACGAAGAAAAGCGTGTACCGAACTCCTAAACTCGGTACGACTGAATGGGAATTATGGCGATTGGAAGTTGGTCAAACTTATACCGTGACCCGCTATCTGCATGTCGATGAAGCGACTGAAGAAAAGCTGAAAAAGCTGAAAAACTCTATGCGTGCACAAGTTTCTAACTACTTTAAGCAATTGCGTAGTGAGATTTACAAGCGCGACTTCACCGTGGCTATATATGACACTTTCGATACAAATCGAAACGCTTTCGTCGTGTTCTGCGTGGTGACTGCTATCGAATGGAAGGGTTGATAATGACTACGGGTAGGGAAGCTGTTGGTAAATTTCTGGCTAATGGCAGAAAGATTGGTTTGTTAGTGCGTAAAGAGAAAAACATTACCGCTATCGGGCAACTGATGTACGAAAAACTGGTTGAGATGGCGCGAGAAGGTGCTGACGTAAACAACATCTTAATGCGTCTGCCAGTAGTAATTCTTGTCGAGCCGCGCGAATTCGCTGAAGAAATTTGCAAAGATGCTGTTTTCCGTAATGCCATGGATGAAATAATTGCAAAACGACTAGGCAAACCGCAAAATAAATCGGTTGAAACGCAGCCTGCTGACTACACTAAAACGGTAGGCAAACCGCAAAATAATTTGGACGAATCGTTATGCCCAGACAACACTGATTTGATTGATGACCTTGTTGCAAAAGATTTGTATATGCCGTCTGCAAAAAAGGAAGCGCGTATTCAAGAAAGAGATGACTATCTCAAAAGACGGGCGTTTGAAGTGATGCGGGATATTCATGTTAAGGACAGCGTATTCCCATGTTATGACAAAACAATCATTGCTGCGCTCAATACCCCTCAAGGTGTGTTCCTTGGTACTAATGGTATAAAAAAGCAACCTTCGCAACACATGTGCCCACGCAAAGGGCAAAGCATTAACCAAGGTTACGAAAAATGCGTTGAGGAGTGCTTACAACCCTCCCATGCTGAATTAGCGGCTCTTCTGAAGTATAAGGAGCACATTGCCGAACCAGATTTTGCAAACAGTTATATGGTGGTATATGGGGCAAAAGAAGTATGTTACCACTGCAAGAAGACGCTGGGATTGGTAGGAATTCGAAGCGTTATTATCAAACCTCTCAATCAATTAGGAGAATTAAATGGCTATCAATAAACAAGACTACGAGCTTCTGAAGCCGTTGCTGGACGACCCAAATGAATATTTGGAATTATGTCCGCCTGTATCAGAAGCGGAAGTCGGGCAAATGCTGCGTTTACTCGGTCACCGTTACATCAAACTCACCAAAGACCTCGGTGAGACGGCCTATTACGGCCTTACCAAAAGCGGCGAGGAAGCAGTTCAAAACTCCGAACCCGTTGACATGGATGAACTGGTTAAAGAAGTGGTGGCTGACACATATCCAGCTTTATTTGAAAACAAAGTGACTGGTGTTGTTGTATTGGCAATCAATCCGACGTGCGGCACAATTGTGAAAGAAGCCACAATAGACTTTGAAGTTGGGCAATACCCTCTATACATCGGCACATTCCAAACATGCTTCCAGCCGTTTTTCGACAAAACTATTTGGCGGCGTGTGAAATCCGTAGCAATCAATCTCTAAGGAGCAGATAATGAAAGCATTTATCCCATATCAACTCATGGGCCATGTTGATTTCGCTGGTCTGAAGGCAAACGTCAGACCGATTGAACCTCAAAGCTTGGCGCATAGTGTAACTTATATTGCGCCACATCCATGTCTGTATCAGGATGAGATTGACAACGGCGTGGTTATGTTTGGTGAAAGTTACAAGAAGGTAGAACTTCACGTTGTCATTCGTGAGCGCGTTATTCCCACATCTTCTGTTCGAGATTACATTAGTGAGAAAGAAAAGGAATACTGCCGCGATACTGATGCCGAATGCGCTCCGCGCAAACTGTGTCGGGAATGGAAGGAAGACTATCTCACGAAAAAACTTCCGACTGCGCCGCTCAAGACAACCGTCGTACCTGTTCTTTTCCTAATTGACGAAGGCTATGTGCTCATCGGTACATCGTCGCAAAAGATTGCAGACCATGTGGTCAGTCAATTGCTCCTTACGTTAAGCGGTTTCTCGGTACGTCCATTCAACACGGAAAATTTCGACTTATGGTTGTGGCAGCAAGTTACTGACACTAACAACGGTAATGTATTCAACATGGTTGAATACGAAGATACTGCAACAAGCAAACGTGTGCGATACAGCAGAGACTATGAACTTCAAGAAGCCCGTATTGCCATTATGAAGAACCCTAACGTGAAAATCAAAGCAGCGTATTTCGATTTGATGGATGGTTGCACATGCGTCATCAATAACAAAGCTGTTGTGTCTCAAATTAAGCGCGATGGGCTTTTTGGTGAAGTCGCAGACAAAACCATCGAAGACAAACGCGGCAAATGGCATATCGATACGCAGATTTGTGTCGATATTCTGAAGTTGCTCAAAGAAGAGAAAGGTTAACGTTATGTCAATGCAATTACCATATGACGCCAGTGTCCCATATCCAGTTTCAACATCCGCAATCGCCAAGATTGTCCAACAGCTTCAGGATAAACGCCTAGGCAAAGGCGAAAGCGTTTTCATTCCTGAATTCCCACTGGAACACACTAGCGCGTTGAATTCGGCCCTTATCACTGGTATGAATGTCGCGTTCTATACTAGTGCGGACAGCGTGTACGGCGGCAAAGGTGTACGCATCTACTCGCTGCACGACATCAAAAATTCGATTAAGGATGAACCGCGTCTCAAGGCCGACCCAATTGCGTCTAAAAGCACTTCCAATTCATGGAAACACCGTATTGAAAAATGGTTCGGTTTTGAGTTGGAAGACGCGGCATTCTTCTGGGATAGTAAAACTCAAAAGGTGTTTGTTGTTACCAAAGAGGATGAACCAGACTTCTCGCCAGCCGAACACCAATATCGCATTGGCTTAGTTTCGGCCTTTGCGTGGATGAGCGACGCCGGTTCGGAATATCGCGGTTCTACCGCCGAGCCACCTAAGCCTACGCATTTCACCAATTACGAAATACCGCAGATTAACGTGTGGCAGGGTGTGAAACAGGTCATCTGGATGTACGACGCAACAGACGATGTTGTGACCGAGCATGATGATTATTCGAAGGCCATGGAGTACACAACCAGCCTCGACGTGGAACATCAATTCGAACAAGCCCCGCTGATTGCTTGGTTGGCGTATAATGCCGCCAAGGACTTCGTGAATGATGACTCGCTTCTTTCAGGGGAAGAGCCTGTGATTATCGAACATGAAGAGATTATTTCAACTGATGAATTGGAGGACTTGTAATGTCTACTGAGCAAACCGACGATGTATTTGATATGGACAACCTCGACGCACTGGAAGCTGTTGAAGGCGTGGTTGTCGAAGGCGGATTCGACCCCGACAAAGATGAGGATGAAGGTTGTGCGGGCGGCGCTTGCAAAATCTAAATTCTAAACCAACCGCTAGGCTTAATGGCTGAGCGGTTTATCTTAAACAAGGAAAACAACATGATTATTGGATTAGTTGGTAAAGCGGGCGTTGGTAAAGACACCGCTGCTCAAATTTTAAGCAATCTCAAAAACATACCAGTCGCATCGTTTGCACGACCTTTACACGAGGCAGCCAAATTCGTATTTGGTGCTGATTGCTTGGAGCGTGAGAAGAAAGAAACGCCTCTTGCATTCGGCGTAGATGGATTTAACAAACTCCATGATGGCTGGTTGATTCCGTTCTTGAAAACAGATGAGGTTATGTTTATTACTAAAGGTGACATTACCTTCCTTCATCGGCCATATCCTGTATTCACAGACCCAACAACAGGTAAGATTTACAAAGAGTTATCGCCGCGCAAATTTATGCAACTGCTCGGAACGGAATATTTCCGATTCTGCATGGATAAATTCTTTGTCCGTCTTATGCGGAATTCATACGAGAATGTAATCATTCCAGATGTGCGCTTCGAGAATGAGGCTGCCATCTGTGACCTGTTAATCGGTATTCACCGCGACGTTCCGTCGGTCAATACGCATTCGAGCGAGGAATTTGCGGAAACTCTTTTGGACGGAGAGGCTGACGGTTTAGTGGGAAAAATTCTTGCGGATGATAAGTTGGTTGACTACCTGATTGTGTATAACACGCAAAGCATTGATGATTTGGAGCGGAAGCTACGAAAACATGTTGATTGGGGTAATATTCAATAACCAACTAAATGAAGCACTTGGCTGTATTTCACGGTTAAGTGCTTTTTAATTGCTTGACAATATTTAAAGCGGTAGGTATGATTCACTCATCACTTAACAACAAACGAAGGAATCAAAATGGCCTACAACAATGAAGCGAAACGGTTGTTTGAACGATTTGGAACTTGATTACCACAGGTAATAAGACTATATCGTCTCAGCATCGTCACGGATTATTTGGGCGCCGCAATTCGTGACATGGTTCGCGACATGCCAGATGGTGCAGAAAAAGAGCAATTGAAACGAGTTTTGAATTGCAAAGCGCACTACTCTGTTAGAGACGATAAATACGGAAATCGTCGATACGCAATTCCGTTCAGTTATTTTATGAAAGAAAGTGACCGAGATGAAGATTTTGTACGCAATCTCATCAAAGACCCATTTCATGTCTATGGTAGCCGAGAACGTTATGCTGCAACAGCTTCTTCGCATTACGAACTTTTGGCAAAAAGTAATCATGGTATTGGGGCGTGAATAAAATGACCGAATATGAAATCATTGTACTGCTGAATAATGCAGTATTTACAATCGAAGACATCCATGACAAGATTAATGAATTGAGTAACACCTACGATATTGCTAATTTTGCATACGTTTCACTCAATCTTGCAGAAGAAGAAGAAGACGAGGTATATTTACAACGTCTGCTATCTGATAGCCCAAATACTCAATACGTCGTTGGTCTCGCTGAAATTGACGACAAATTCTCAAAACTCATCATTCGAAAGGTGAAATAAATGAAAGTAAATGCACTCTATGCTATCAAAAACATTGTAATCTTTTTAATCTTATTCTATGTCGATGCGCAATTGCTCGATAAACTGTTTAACTCGAAAGGCATCGGCGATATTCTCGTGTTCCTCGTGTCGCTTGTTTTCATGTTAGCAATTCTCACAGTACACGCGCATCACATGTACACAAAATTGGTTTGTGCTAAAAAGGAAGCCGAAAATGATTGAATGCCAAGTAATCGCTGATACCGTTATGGGTGGTGCCCGCATCACCTCGGTACAAGTCAAATATCCACGCTTTATCCTACCCCAACTGAACACCCATCGCGTATTCAGCCGCAGCACTGCATCGAGCCGCGCTGTGCCGACGGCCAAGCTGATTGATGCGGTTCGCAACGAACCCGTTGTCCCCGTGCATTGGGGTCAGAACCAAGCAGGTATGGTTGCCGAGAATGAGATGGATGAAGCGCGCATTGCCGCCGCAAAAACGATATGGATGGAATCCGCGGACACAGCCTCTAATATCGCCCAAGAACTCGCTGAAATCGGTGTGCATAAACAGGTTGTGAACCGCGTGCTCGAACCCTTTATGTGGACAGAAACTATCATCACTGCTACCGAATGGGATAACTTCTTCAAGCTGCGCCTTGCCGATGACGCACAGCCCGAAATTCAAGCTCTTGCCAAGGCAATCCACACGGCAATGGATGAATCCGTTCCAGTGCACCGCGTATTCCACCTTCCCTATCTGCGTGATGGCGAACTCGACGATAATGACTTCTACACATACAGTCGGAAGGCGAAAATCTCAGCCGCTCGTTGTGCTCGTGTATCTTATCTGAACCACAACAAACAAACGCCGTCCATTGAAGAAGACCTGAAACTCGCTGACCGATTGATTGAGGCGGGCCACATGTCACCGTTCGACCATCAGGCCATGTTCAACAGTAATGAACAATATCACAATGAAAACCGTAACTTCCGATGCTGGAAGCCGTACCGTTCAATCTTGGAAGATAGCGGGAACTGGGAAAGGAACCGTTGAGATGGAATCCACTAAAGAATGTGGTTGTGCGCGCCGACAATTCAACGATGAACTGTTTGGGGTTATCAACGACACCGGCAAACGCCAAATGGAATTTGAGGAATATTTACTACTCACATTCCTTGAACGCGATATTGTTGACCTTGATTGCATCGGTTTTGATGAGCGTGTAAAACTTGATGAACTCGGCGAAGAAGGTGTTATTTTCGCACCAATCACGGGTGAATTTCGTATGAAGCGCGCCTACTTTAAAGAGTTGTGCACTCGCTACGTTAAGACTAAAATCAGCATGGCTTTAGTCGAAAGATTTTTAAAACAACCCTTGACGGGTTTATATGGAGACGACAATGAACGTTAAGATTAAGAAGATTGACCCCGACGCGAAAGTGCCTGTATACGGCAGCGCGGGCGCAGCTTGCTTCGACCTGTACGCAGCAAATATTATCGATGTAAACGATGACAACGGTGAACGCACTGTGACGTACGGCACAGGTTTACAGTTTGAAGTACCAGAAGGCCATGTGATGATGGTTTACAGTCGCAGTGGTCATGGTTTCAAACATGGCATCACACTGGCAAACAGCACGGGTGTAATCGATGCTGATTATCGCGGCGAAGTATGCGTTAAACTGCGCAAATTGGGCACTGATATTCACGGTATGCCTGCCGTTGGCGAACGCATTGCCCAAGCGATGATTGTTCCTGTTGAACAAGTTGCTTTTGAAGAAACCGACGAACTGTCGGACACCGAACGCGGTGAAGGCGGTTTCGGTAGCACGGGGGTTAAGTAATGTCCTGTACTGAAGCAAAAACGCTGACCTACGGTCAGTACCACGCCGTAGTAGGTGACGACTCCGTGGTCGTGCGTGTTGGTTCTAATCCGAAAGATAGCCAGACTGTTCTCGTTGTGCCTCATACGCACATTGACCAAGTACGGATGCTGCTCACCGACGCAGCCAAGCTCAAGAATCATTTGATTGGTATCGGCAAAATCCGTAAATGCTCCAACATATCGGAGAAGGTACAGAAGTTTACCGACGACGCTCTGATAGTGATGATTACAGAAGCTCTCGTAGACCTGAATGCTGCCGCCGAGAAGCATGGGGTGTCCAAGGAAGACCTGTCTTGTATGTTGCAGGTTTACGCATCGCAGAACCAAACCTAGTGCTCATCCAACCCATAGTGTAAACTATGGGTTGTTTTTTTTTCATCAACAACAGGAGTAAAACATGTCTTGTGAAATCGGATATGTGAAAGTCGACCTACTGAAAGCACTTGGCATGAGCGACAGTCAGGCGATTAAGACGGCCATTGACTGCGCTGCCGCAACAAAGAGCTTTATCGAATTCGGTGAAGATACTTACACCCTGACTGAACAAATTCGTATGGACGAACGCCATGCTGGTATCAAAGGCATCAAAGGCGCAGGTATGAGCAAAACCAACATTGTCTACAACTGGGAACAGCCTGAAAAATGGGACTCAGATAACAATTCAACAGACGCGCGTACTTGGTGTGGTTTGATAGTTGATGGCCTACCTGATATAACACTCGAAGACTTCACTATTGAGTATAAAGGCACATTCCACTGGAAAGGTGAAACTTACCGAGGCTCTGTCATGAATATCATGATGGTTGACACTACCAATGGACTGGTTCAGCGCGTAGAGTCGAAGGGTTCTAACCGCATTGGTATTTTCTTCACCTCGCACAACGGAGAAGTTGTTGAATTGGGTAAAAAATTCAAGCAAGGATTGATTACCCTTGAACAATTGCGTGAGTCTGCTATTAAGGCCAGCGGCAATCGTGCAATCGGATGCCATTCACACCACAACCGAGTAGCGGGTATTGCCTACGCTTGGCAAAAGGACTTCCAAGCCCTGAATAACTATTGCCACCATAATGGCCATGAAGCCAATGGTGGCACTGGATACGGTATCACGGCACTATCAGGCTCACTTAACTTCGGTTTGGGCAGCATGATTAAGGGTAACAAACTGGAACGCAATTACCGCAAAGGTCTTGATTCTCACGACGCCTTGGACTTCATTGCCGAAGAGAACAACATCCTCGATAACCGCCTGCATGGTTTTGCCTACGAAAACCGCCAGTATCCAGTAGCGCTCATTCGATTTGTTCGAAACAACATTCACTTCGACGGTACTTTTGTTCTTGAACGCGATGAGAACGTTGCTGAAGGCGCACAACTAGACCTGAATCAAGACTATTATCGTGAAAGCGGTATCCGTATTGAAGTGAAGCAGCAGGCATGGCAGCGTTGGGTTACGCAGGTTCATCCTGAAATCATCATTGAGGACAATACCATCGAGGGTATGAACAAAATCGATACCATTCCTCGTGGCTCATACTGGTGTATCGAATATCGCAATAATGACCCAGAAGCCAAACCTGTTACCAAAATCCGACGTAACCGCATCACGGGTAACGGTCGACTGACTTCGTTCTTATCTGCATTCGCGAAGGCCCCTACTGTGAAATATGGTTTGGGTGAATTCACCTTCTCAGATAACATCTTAGAGTGTGAATATTGCGACGGCGTACCGTTTTACGTTGAGGAAAATACCAACACAGCAAACGACCATTCCGTCATCATCGAAAATAACATTGCTACGATTACTTCGAAGAATACTGTAACCAAAGCCACATCGTTGAAGGCTGCTGATAAGTTGTTCTTCCGCAACAACCAATTGCATCTGCCTAATGATTTCGGGCGACCGACGGCTCGTTTCTATGTTGGTAATCCAGCAGCACAAATCAGTTTTACTGATAACGACATCTACACGCAGGCATTGATTAATCAGGTTCGCGGTAGCTGGCTGGACAACAGCGTGTCAGCGAATACGGTTATTCAACGAAACAGGGTTCTTACAATAAATAATTTGTAATTTAATACTCTGATAGATGAGGCACTTAGCTGTATTTTACGGCTAAGTGCTTTTAATTGCTTGACAATACTTACCGCCATCGATATTATTCACACATCACCTAACAACAAACAAAAAAAAGGAACTGAAATGGCAGTTTGCCGCTCGGAAGCAACAGGCGTCGTGTATGTGCGTCCTATGCGAGAGTTTAAGGAAAAGTTTAAAGAATTTGATGTGGGTATTTGATATGAAATATTCGAGCGAAATACACGTCACCTTCTGGAAGGGTGAGAATAAATACAGTGATAGCGCAAAACATAATAGTGTTTTGCGCGTTGAATCTGATTCTGAATCAGAATTAATAACTGTCAGCATAGAGCACGAACGTGAAGATGTTTGTGACTCTGGCACTGGCTACGGTACGGATACCGCCTTTGCATTTGCTGACTTAGACGAGTCGGAACTCGATATGTTTAATTGGCATATTGGAAACATGCAAATCTAAACTCAAACAAGGAAATTAACATGAAAGTAATTGATAACAAACATCACGTCATGGTTGACTTGGAAACGTTATCTTCTCAGCCAAACGCCCATATTCTTGAAACTGCGCTGGTCAACTTCAATCCCGTAACAGGGGAGGTTTTTGACAACCAAAGTTTTCATTTCCGACATGGGTTGGATGAGCAGCGAGGCTCTCACACCAGCACCGGCACGATTGATTGGTGGTATAAAACGAACCGTGGTTACTTTGCTAAACTCCTCAATCCAGTCGAGAAGCATTCATTGACGGATACTTTGTGGCGTATGAAAACCATATTTGAAAATGCTCGCAATGATGGCGGTCTCCTTGTATGGAGCACGGGTACTTTCGACGTTGACGTTTTGAACAACGCATATAAGCGTCTGATTAACCCGAACGAAACACTTATCAACTTCTGGGAAGCCCATGACTGTCGTTCTATGCGTACCATCGGCGAAATGTTTCCACGTTTGCGACAGAAAGTATACGCGGTAACGCATAATGCGTATGAAGACTGCATCCGTCAAATCGGGTATATTACAGATGTAACTCAATATTTGGCTGAACAGGACTAATCAATGGCTGCGACAATAAAACGTCTATCACGAGAAGATATCAGGCTGTTTCGTGACAATCTCGATAGACGAAACTTTTTTTTACATGGAGGTGCATCCTACGAGAAACCTCTTTCAAAATCGGTGATTGCTCGCCGAACTGAACGTCAAGTAGCGATGCGGTTTAAACATCGCTCAGAAGACGATATTTAACCAACCAAAGAAAGGTACTACTATGAAGAAAACTCTGATTGCACTGTGTGTCGCGCTCGCAGCGCCCTCTCAATTAACTATGGCTGCTACTGCTAAAAGTGCTGTTGTCAATGGTAACTACGCAACTGCCGAAGGTGATGGTTCCACCGCAATGGGTATGCGCGCCCATGCTTATGCAAACCTATCGACTGCCGTAGGTGCTCATGCTAAGGCAAGCGGCGTGACCTCGCAAGCATATGGCAGTGCAGCTTGGGCGAAGGGCTATTCCTCGACCGCCATCGGTAAAGGTACATTGGCAGAAGGCTCGGCCTCAACCGCCATTGGCGCGCACGCAACTACGAAAGGCAATAGCTCATCGGCGTTGGGCCTGCATGCAAACGCTATCGGCGGCCAATCTACCGCTCTCGGCCAATCATCGATTGCCCGTGGCGACCAATCCACCGCCATTGGCAGTGGTGCTATAACCGAATCTCGCTTCAGCACTGCCGTAGGTACTAACGCCAAGACCGAACATTATGGCGGCGTCGCACTCGGTTTTGGTTCAACGACGAATGACTTCAACGGTGTCAGCAGCGCGTCTATTGATGGTGTTACTTACGGCAAGTTTGCTGGTCATCGCCCGACTTCTGCGGCATCAATTGGCTCAAAAGGGTTTGAGCGTCAATTGCAGCACGTCGCCGCGGGCAATATTACTCCAGCGTCAACCGATGCAGTAAATGGCTCGCAGTTGTATGCGGTTGCGTCCAAAGTGAGCAGTAATTCAGCTACGATTAACGAGTTGGTTGCACGCAATGACGAACAGGACGCTAACATTGCTCTCAACAGTGAAACCCTGAACTCTCATAGCGAGCAGATTACCAATTTGAATCACTCAATTGAGCAATATGGTACTTGGATGGAAACTCAAGATTCCTCAATCCATGAATTGCAGCAGAACGACCATGCTCTGCGTAAGCAAATTGGCGAATTGAATAAATTAATTGAAGGTAATTTTGATGCGGTTCGCAATGACATCAATAAAAACCGACGTAACAGCAACGCTGGCATCGCAGGCGCAATTGCAATCGGCACAATGATGCAACCTTACGAGGTTGGCCAAAGCGCAATCACCATTGGCGCAGGCACGTTCAAAAACGAAGCCGCTGTTGCTATTGGCGCATCCCATATCACTAAAAACGGCAAGTGGGGCTTTAAAGGCGGTGTATCAGCTGATACCCGTAAAAATATCGGTGTGGGCATGAGTGCTGCATATTTCTTCGGCGCAAAACCGAAAGCTATGGTCGTCCCTCAGCAGATTATTGTCAAAGAAACCATTGTTGTGCGTGAACCAGTGGTTGTTACTGAAAAGAAAATCCGTCAGTAATTTAATATTGCGATAAATAAAGCACTTAGCCGTAAAATACACCTAAGTGCTTTTTAATTGCTTGACAATACGTATACAGTGGTATAATATTCACATACCAACTAACAACAACCGAAGGAAATTAAAATGGCTCACACCGACGAAGAACTGCGCGAGATGATGCTCAAGGCAAATATTGAGTTGTTGCGTTTAACCGAGAAAATGCTGAGTATGAAAGCTCCTGCTGCCTTGATTCACAAAATCTTGGGCACAAGCAGAATTGATGACGTTGAAGAAGACATACTCAATAGACAAGACCGATACAAGCGCGCTCGTTCAGCACTGAATTGCCTGTACAATAACGACATCGACCTGCCTTATAACGAAAAGGTTTACTTTTTCAATGAAGACGAAGGTGTTTCGTGGGGTACGATTGAAGAGTTGCTCAGTGATGACTCAATATATATAACGGGGGAACCTTCGTGTTTACCGTTGAGGAAATTGTACCGAATCTGTTGAAACCAATGCTTGATGAGTGCATTGAGAGCGGCGATGTCGAGGGTATGCACCAAGTAACTTCCTCCATCGGCTATGTGTTTGAATTTATGCTCGAAGAGGGAGGTGAGTAATGATTATCTGTAAAGAACAACCCGCGCACTGGGATGGAAAGTATTTATTGCGTTGTACACACTCATTCAACTCAAAGTCAAGGAATCATTATTTAATGTATTGTAATCACCTTGGTTATACCAAATCAGGGACAATCAAGCTTCTCGTATTTGGTTATCGCTATACCCATACACGAGGCGGCCGGGTGCGATACATCGACAGACCGTCAAGGGTTGTCGAAGCGAAGGGATATAACGTGTTTAAGGAGTATTAATTATGGAAGAAGATGACATCAAATTTGCATTACGGAATCTCGCTGCGGCCAATTTAAGTCTATGTGACCAGTTGATAGCTCTTAATGCAAGTCCAACGATGATTGCGCAAAACGGATTGGGTGGCATTATTGTGGATGCTGAAAGTGTTGATGAGTATATCAACCGCATAGCGGAAGAGAACGAGCGGATAAAGCTCGGCATAGCGCGGCTTAAGGAGTTAGACCTCGACATGACATATAACTGTAACATCTACTTCTTCAGCCAAGTACGCGGGGTTGTTAGAACCAGTCCGCGGAAGTTGTTGGATATTGATAATCTATACGATGGTGGTCATATTGTCGCAGATATTGTCGCAGATATTGACCAGATTATTCCAGAAATTTTGCTGCCATTATTACGCGATTCCCTGAAAGCGTCAGACATCAATTTGTGTAATCGAATCAATGACGCAATTGGTGAAGTTTTAACTATGCTTGATATACAAAAGGACAATGAAAATTAAAAATGGCTAAACATGTTCACGCGAAATTGATGGAAATGTACGCAAAAGATGCTGCCACGAGTGAATTCCCGTGGAAGTGTAGGGAAGTTTATGACCCAGAAGCTGATAAATGGGTGACTTTACGAAAGAACCCTGAATGAGCTACCGATAAGCTCTATCGACAAAAACCAACGCAATTAGAGATTGAGGGTGTTTGGTTTCCGTTACCATACAACGAAGAGCTTACCGTTGGTGACACATACTATTTACCAGAACTAAGGGATGGTGAAATCAAAGTGGTATCTGCTAAATGCACGCGTAATTCAAAAGCAAACCTTGCGCGTAAACAACAGGAAGGTTTCTGTTTGAAACCTATAACAAAGCCCGTCTTTATGCTATGGCTATGAAAGAATTAAACGCCAAACTTCGAAAAATCGCATATTAATCAGTAAACGAAAGACTATTATGAAACGCAAAATCTGTTTTATGGAATATGACAACAACGCCGCGGCGTATGTTGAAACCCGCACAACTCCAGTGGCCAGACACAAAGGTTTGGCTGAAATCGAAAAGGCCGCGCGTCGTGAATGTGCCAAGTTACAACGCGAGACCCCACAAGCAAAATTGGCATTCATCATCTTTGACGAATTTGGTTTTGCCGCTATGAAAAAGGAATACACCAATGACTAAAACTCGAATCTGTAAAAATTGCGGTGTTGAATATCCGCTTGATAAAGACCATTTCCCTTCCCGAAGAAATGATACTTATGCAAGTGGTATGCAATATCTTTACCGATGCTATGATTGCCAACGTACTTATAACATGGCAATGAAACGCAAGCAGCGCATTCGTGATAAAAAGAAAGGCCTCATCCGTGAATTCCAATAACCAATACTCCATCTTCCCGAAGGTTGTGAACGATGCGACCATGGAGCCAATGTTCTTAGGCAACAACATCAACGTCCAACGCTATGATAAACAGAAGTACGAGTTTTTCGACAAAATGTACGAGAAACAAATCAGCTTCTTCTGGCGACCTGACGAAATTGATTTGAGTCGTGACCGAATCGACTTTGGTAAACTCAGCGATGCCGAAAAACACATCTTCACCAGCAACCTGAAATACCAAACCCTTCTCGATTCGATTCAAGGCCGAAGCCCGTCGGTGGCGTTCCTGCCGCTGACCTCGTTGCCTGAAATTGAAGAGTTTATCAACGCATGGGTTTACTTTGAAGGTATTCACTCTCGAAGCTATACGCATATCATCCGCAATGTGTATCCCGACCCGTCAACGGTACTTGACGACATTATGGTGAACGAAGCGATTATGCGCCGCGCCAAGGTTATTGGCGAGTACTACGATGACCTGATTCAATACTCAATGCGTATGCACATGGGTATGGGCTATGACCGCAAGGAACTCAAACGCCGTTTATTGCTGTGCATGGTATGCGTTAACGTATTGGAGGTCATCCGCTTCTATGTTTCCTTCGCATGTTCTTTTGCTTTTGCCGAGCGCGAATTGATGGAGGGTAACGCCAAAATTATCAAGCTTATTGCCCGTGATGAAGCCTGCCATCTGACTGTCACCCAGACCATCCTCAATTACTGGCGGACGGGCGAAGATGACCCCGAAATGGCTGAACTATGGGTCGAGAATCAGGCCGAGATTGTGAAAATCTTCGAAACTGCGGCGGTGCAGGAAAAAGAATGGGCCGATTACCTGTTCAAAGACGGTTCAATGCTGGGTCTGAATAAAGACATTCTGAACAATTACGTTGAGTTCATTACCAATCAACGTATGCGTGCTATCGGTCTCGATATGTTGTTCCCGAACTCAACGCAGAATCCAATCTCATGGATTAACGCATGGCTGTCTTCTGACAACGTACAGGTTGCGCCGCAGGAAGTTGAAATTTCTTCCTATTTAATTGGCCAAATCGATGCGGAGGTCGATGCAGAAGACCTAGCAGAATTCAGTCTGTAATTGATAAACCCTCAGTTTAGCGGTAAACTGGGGGTTCTTTTATGAAAGGATAATCAATATGAATGCTTATAAAACGCCGCTGTTAACCGAATCCCAGCGCGCAAATGCTCGTGATGTTGACGTTGCATGGATTCAGGCATGGCTCAACGTAAACTGCGGCACCAATCTTGAAGTCGACGGGGTATGGGGGACCTCCTCCCGTGCCGAGTTCATCTCCGCAATGACCTGTCGCAATGCTAAGGCAATTACTGAAGAAGAAATGAACTCATTGGTTCGCCGCCTCGGTGATGTAACTGACAAGCGCATTAAGGCAATTGCCAAAGTTGAAAGTGCGGGTAGTGGCTGGTTCGACAGTGGTTTGCCGAAAATCCTCTATGAGCGCCATAAGTTCTGGAAACACGTCCGTAAAGCGGTCAACCGAGTAGTAACTTGGTTCGCCAACCCAGCGGCGGGCGACTACACCATGGATGCGAACCGCAACGGCATTAACGATAGTTGGGAGAAACTCGCACTGGCAATTGGTAAAGAGCCTCTGGCCGCACTGATGAGCGTTTCCATCGGTAAGTTCCAAGTCATGGGTGAATACTACTCACAATGCGGTTATAACCATCCGATTGAGATGTTGCATGCGTGTAGTCGTAGCGAGATGGCGCAGTATGAATTGTTGGTGTCCTATATCCTGAACGTTGCCAAGATTCTGCCTGCATACAACATGCTTTCAACCGACCCTGAAAAATGCCGTTCTTTTGCACGCGCGTATAACGGTGTTGGATATGAAAAGAATCGCTACCACGTTAAACTGGCGGAGGCAATGCGATGATTAATTTCTGGAACCATCCATTCACAAAACCAGTGCTTATCGCCGTGGCTGCTATTGTGATGTACGCTGTCGAGCATTATCGTGTAGAAAGGCTCGTAGATGATGCGTATGCACGCGGTCAGAGTGCTGCCTATGTGAAGGTATTGTCCGATACCAAAAAGCTATCTGAGCAGGTCTCAGGGCACCTTAGCGTTGAGTTTGATAAACACAACGAACACATCATGCAAACAATTAACGAAGAAAGGATTCAGCGAAATGAAATCGCAAAATTGCTCAGCACGGGTGTTTATGTCAATGGCAATTGCCATGAGCTTGCTGGTATCAGCCTGCTCAACGACAAAATCCGAAGCCGTTATATCACACCTAAGCCTGCCACCTCTACCAAGTAACTTGGCGGCGCCATGCGCTAAACTGGAAGAGATTGCCGATTTGAGTGCGAAAACCAATTATTTATGGCAATTTGACACCATTTCTAAGTATAATGAGTGCTCCGCGTCGAAAGACGCTTTGGTTAATGTTTACAACACAATTAAGGACAAGCTAAATGAAGAACGTAAATAAGGAAACTTTCATCGCAATGTTGATGAAGACTGGTGGCATCACTAAGGCAGAAGCCACTGCGCAATACAACAACTTCATCAAAACACTGGATGAAGCCCTGCTGACTGGCAAGACTGTATTGGTTGGGGATATCTGCCGCCTGCAAGCGAAGATGCGTAAAGGCGGTAAGGGTATCAATCCTCAGACTGGCGCTGTTGGTGACCGCAAAGATTGCCCGCGTATCAAATGCACCGTTTCGAGCATGTTTGCCCCGAAAATCGAAAAAGCAATCGCATCCGTCAGCAAATAAAATAAACCCCTCCGACTTTTACATCGGAGGGGTTTAACCCACTCAAACAAAGGAAAATACACCTGATTTAGGTATATCTAATTGTAATCGTCTTTTTCATAATCGTCAACACCAAGCCATTTGTTTAGTTTGCGTCTAATGCCATTGGTAATAGTGTCAACCAAATCTTTAATGAAATCGGGTAACAAGGCATTTATCGTCAGCAATACGTCATCAGCGATATAGCCGATGACCCAACCAACAGTCGCGGATTTCATGACCGTGCTGTTTGTCATCCAAGTCTCAATTACAGCGGCAGCGCTCAACACTGCTGTAATAAGCACCAAGACATAAACTCGATACCCGACTTCTCTTATTGATACCCCTAAAAGTACAGCCAATACTGCTGCCACCATGCCTACTATTGTATTTAAGTTGAGTATGTCGTTCCACATTTTTATATTATCCCAATAATTGATGCAGTTCGCGGTTACGTTTTCCCATGTGACGACCTGCAACAATTATCAGGATACCCCAAATAGGGTAGGCAACCATGAACCCGTTTAACGGTGGGTACAGTGCAAGGAATGCCCAGCCCATCAGTAAAATCAAGAACCCAGATAATTGTAGCATTAAATCGCTAAGCAATCTGCATTTAATGCAACTTGTGTTTATCAACAGGGCGATATTTATCACGACACCTGAAACATTTGCCCAGAACCAGAACTGCCAGTCATGTTTGCTCACTTGGTAAAAATTAGGCATGACAGCATCGTTGATGTGTCGGTCATACAACATAATTCCTACCGTGGCGAGCATGATGAGTATTGTGAACATTTTTATTTCGGTTGCAAAATGCACAACAATCCATTGTTTTATCGATTTCATTTATTTGTTCCTTAATGAAAAAAAACATCTAACCCGAATCATAATAGCACAGGTTAGATGTCTTGTTCTAGTCATTGTTAAGCTGACGCGGTTGTAACAACCCATTTGAAGTCCCGCCATGAAGTCAGCTTATTGCGCTCAGTCTCAATTTCAATCTGAACGTATTTTGGCCAGCCCTCGGTGGCGACAGGTGCTATGTCGATTGTAATATCAGTAATATCCTTCCTCTCAAACAGCAAATCGCCTGTTTCTGGGTTTTTTAGGCGGACGTTTACGGTCTGTCCTTCCTCAGCTTCAATTGACGCAGAACCCCAATACGCATTTGACGTGGTAACTGTTTTCCTGTTTCGGTTGGCCCATCGCAATGAGATTGTGTCTTTTACACCAATTGTTTCTGGGTAAGTCGCATTGTTGATGAATACTGAATTTACAGGAGTAGGTCTTGCGGCACGTCCTACCAAGGTCGCTGGCAGCTCGATTGCGTCGCTTATTGAGGTCACTGAGTTGATGCCTTCTGATACGGCTTTATACGACAATGTACCGCCTACTGGGTACGAGTTCGTATCCGAACTGCTAGCTCTGGATATGATGTAACCAATGTCCCCGAATGAATGGTACTCAGGCAAGGTGTCTAAAATACCGCGTCTGACAACCACCTTACCTTCATCATAATTGACACTGACTATTCCCATACATTCATCACCAACCAATAAATACATATCACTGGTGATTTCTGGTGGCTGATTCTTAATACCGTCGATTTGGAATTCAGTAAAGTCAATACCGACGTTATGCGCCAGTTTGAACACTGGTGTGAAATACACATCCGATGCCACGAGATTATACGCCTGTCCCGCTTTAGATGAGTATAAGTCATAACGAACAGTTGCTTGAGATGGCTTGTCGACCAAGGTCATTGTGAATGCGGAACCACCATCTATCAAATTTGTCACGGCTTCAAGCGTAGCGGGTTCTACTGCGGTTTGAATGTCGTGGTACGATGCTTCCACTACACGTCCTTCTTTAACAGGGATTGGTGCCAAAGGTGCGTGAGGGTCTTTATAACCCTCACCATCCTCTGTAACAGTGAACATTGACGAAGAAACTCCAAAGATATCCTCAACGGCTTCAATATCAATCGTGCCGTCGTCAAATTCACCTTTTACAATTGAAGCTACTCGACAAACCATTCGTTTAATGCCTAGCTCTTCCCATGATAGAACGAAAACATCTCCGTTCTGTAACAGATAGTGTAGGCGGTTGACCTTTAAAGACACCTTGGCAACTGACGAACTCATCAATTTCAGTTCCCTAGAGGCAATCATTTCAGCGATATGCGGAGTATGAATACCTTTATATGTTTGGGCTGAGGATATGACTCCGCGTTGGATTTCGATGGCTGCCAGATTCTGCTTGGTAAGAACAACATCTTTTTCCATGCGGTCTTTATAGGTGAGTACAATTTCATTAGCGCTATCACCCCACGCTGCCCGTTCGAAGCGTTTTATTTCTACCACGGAATCCTCGTCGAGAACGGGCAAATCATCAATGTTGTAATCATCTCGAATCAGAACCAGTTCGAACTTACCACTTAACACGTTTACTCGAATGACACCATCGATGGCGTCCAAAATGTCGCTATTGAAATCTTCAATGGTCTTACTCGCATCCCATAATAACGACATACCAAAGCGCTCAGTATATAACGTGTCGGCGGCTTTCTTGAAACTCGGCTCATCCAAGTCATGTGGGTTGTAACCCATGCCCCAATCTTTATTGGTCATCACCTTATACAAAATGTGGGCGGGATTCATATCGTTGATTTGAAGCTTTTTCTTCTGCCCACCTTCTTCAATATCAATCATGCCACCGTCAATGATGGCTTTTTCTGGGTACCATGTGCCGTGCGTCCATCCATTATTAATTGATTGTACTCGGAACCAAGTTGGTTTCAGATATGGTGAGGTGCCCCATGTAAACGGTATGCTGAATTCTGGATTGTTCTGCTGACGGACGTCCTGAACATGGTCTTTGAAAAAGGTTTCTTTTGTGGACAAGCCAGCATGATATCCGTTAGATATCCGACCACCGTGTGCATGAGTGTAGGACGGGTTATCGACTGTTATGAATTTGGTGTATATGAGCGCGATTGCTCGATTTGAACCATATTGAGCTTTCAGCTTGGCCAACTGATTTTTTTGCAAATTCGGGTTGTTCCAATAGCGTTTGTCGTCGTTAGCCGATGTATATGCGTATCCTGTTTGATTGCCAGCGCTCAGTTCTTTTAAATAGAAGTCCAGTAAATTGTCGGGAATTTCCTCATTACTACGACCGCTTATGACATTTAATACATCTATGAGAGGGGCCTTTCTGGTTATTGCACCCTCTTGGTTCAAATACCCAGCGCTACCATCGCGATATCGAGCGGTCATTGTTTTGACCAGTGCATTATAAGTCGCATCACTGAGAGTGCTTTTCTCCCAGTTGGTGAACCGTACATCGTTCGCTGGAGGTTGCCCAGTGGCGCCAAATACAACCGTAAGGAGGCCTCGTTGCGCGGAGGTTTCACCACGAAACATTTGAACATATCTGTTTAATTGTTGATTGCGTTCGCCTGAGAGGATTGTGATTTGGCCAGAGACCCCACCTTCCTTTTTATCACCGCCAAACAATTCTGGTTGGTGGGTTGTGAAGGAGCCGTCTTTCATCGACCCGCTCCATACGGTTTTCTCGCCGATGATGATTTCGGATATATAGTCCACGGGGGAATGACTTAAGGCCATCACAACGCCAAGTTTGTAATGGAAGCCTATTGTTTGCGGTTTTGCTTTACTACCCATTTGAATTTTCCTTTTCGCGAGTTATTGCCATCTGTATGGCATTCTGAACGTTAACGTCATCTATGTGTTTTATACGCTCAATATCGATTCCATTTTGCAGGAAATCCCACCAATCAATGCCCAAATCCTTTGCAATTATGCGCGCCCCGTCATGGCAGGAATTGGTCGCGGTGATGTCGTCAATTCTGAGAATAGTCATTAGGATTTAATCTCCGTTGTTTTCGGGTCGAAATAGTCCAATATCTGAGCGTTTTTCATCAGCACTGTACCAAATACGACGGGGATATTGGCGCCTTCTTCGGCGGTCGGGATTTCGGCATTTTGAGGAGTTGCTCCTTGAGATTTCTGCATTCGTTTTGCAGAGTAATAGCTGATTGCGTAGCTAATAATAAGCATCACAATCGCGTACACGAATTGATATGGCATTTTGAATCCTTAGTAAATGTTTGATTGGTTGAAAGGGTTTTTGATTGGGATAAACGGTTGCCCGCCGTAATTGAGGACATTATTGAACTTGGCTTGGCATGTTGTATGCTTGTGGTCGCATCCTGCGAATGCAGTGACTTCGGTTGTGCCTTCCTGAATACCAATAGGAGGGTTAACCAATGTGATGGTGTTTTCAGTCGAGGCTGCAATCATTCGGCGCTCCAATACCTTGGTTTTAGCGTTTCGATATTCGACGTATCCATTGGCGAACCAGTTGGCAGGTTTGTTTGTTGCAATTGACAACACCGTTCCGACAACGCCAGCGCATACCGCTGTCACACTAAACTCTTGACGGTTGACGCCGCAGTTATCGCTATACAAAGCATGAGAGCACGCCCTGCTAAATTTCCGAGTGACACCAATGCGCATCAGTGACGAGAACACGCTTTCACATACCAGAACAAGCTCATTACCTTCCCAAGCGACGTTAGTTACGCGTCCCTTCCAAATGGTAGCAACCATTAATTCAGGGGCTACGAAACCCAATTCCGCGTGATACTGTTTGACCGTCACCGTCACTGGTTCACTCGGAGGAGTCACTTTAAATACATCGCCCAATGAAGTGTTGCGCGCGACCCTAATCTCAATATTTGATTTAGTGGTATCGCCCGTATCCTCAACCTCCCCGCGCTTAATCGGGACACTGCGGTATATTGTTGCGTTAAATTCAACATCAGAGGTGTCTGTACAGAATGTCCACACACCTCCTCCGAATGCAAATTCATACAACTCTACTGGTGACCCGTCTTCATAGGAAGTTTCATAGTCATGATAGGTCTGTCCTGTCATTTCAATTCCTTAACTTGTTTGAATTTAAGTGTTAATTGGGCGACTTCAGACGTAATATGTTCAATCTCAACCTCATCGGAAGCAAATCGCATTCTTTGCAAGAAATTGATAAATGTCACATCCTTCTTAGGCATGAAGATAGGTATTTCCTCCTTCACAACAACTCTGGCAAGGCCGTCCAAAACTTCTATTTTCTCTATGGTGAAGAAATAATCCTTACCGTAGATACGAATTCCCAGTATTTTACGCTCTTTTGAGTTATTTACAATACTGGACAAATAATAGTCGTCCATTAAAAACTCTTTTGCGCCATTGCCTGCGTCTTTGGCGAGAGTGACATCTTTGGTGTTAGTCGGCACGAAGAAGGATTTCAATTGACCTCGCTGGCGATGAATAAATCTTCGCCACCACTCAGTCTGTTGCCTTGTCTTAGACAAGAACGTGGCGGTTCTTGTTAACAAAGTAGGGGTGCCTCTATCGAAATACACCACACCGCCATAACCAAAGTTGACGATTTCTACATCAGAATCATATGCGTCCTCAGTGGAAGACTGCCAGTTTGGACGTTCGCTTAGCACCTCAATACCGTTGAACATGACTATTTTTTGAGAGTCTTTTTGCAGGCTCCCTAGTGGAGCAGATGCCCCAAGTAGGGACGCGGAAATGCCGCTAGTAGCCACTTCAGACGTCAGGTTTTGAATAGTCAGATTGCTATCAAGCATTGCATCCGTCACGGGATAAATTTCAACACCAGCAGAGTAATTGTTCTCAAGAGGTGTTAGTAGAGTTATTGTGTTACCCGAAACGGATTTAACAGTAACCAACTCTGTTTCAAAAGCATTCTTCCACATCACCAATTGAGCAAACTCTTGAATGTTACTGATTCCTGACAAATCCGAAACATTTAGTATTGCTTCGCCTCGTGAACAAGATTTCTTCAAGGTCAGCACTTGCCACCACAAAGGCATTAAGTATGGCCTGTTATGCCACCCGTAAAGAGTGTTTCGTATGGACATTAAGAGTCGCTTACTCAATGCTGTGTCATAACCAATACCCCTTCGAGGTTGTGTTATCAAACTCCGTCGTTGTTCCTTTTTATTGTATGATGTAATAACATCGGTTTTGTACATAAAAGTCTCCCGCACTGAATTTTTCCAGTTTGGGGGAATGTTCCACAATAATACACGGGAACCAGTGATACGAATCGTTAGAGGTGGGGCATCATCGAATATCAATTCAATATCACCATCGATTTTAGAAGAACCCTTACTTGAAACAGTGATTTTTAGAATGGTTGTTCTTAGCGGATTGATGGTTATATCATTTCTGCCAGTAGTGGTTTCAACAGCCACGCCTGACAGATTAGTTAGTCTGATATCTCTAAGTTTTTTGGCCTCGAAATACCCACTAAACAACTTGAAATCTATCTTTTTATCAGCAGTTACAAACCCAAGAGACAGATTGGTACTATCAGAAATAAATCTTCGATAAAACACCCCGAAAGCCACTTCATTTACCGCGGCGGGCATGCTGCGTTGAACAACACTTATTGGTAAATTTACGGCTGAAACGGCAGCCTTTTTCGGGGTAAGATTCCTTAATACGGGATGTCCAAAATTCCGTTGATGAGCATTGAGTTTGCCATATAAACGATACAAACCCTTCGGTCTTTTAGAAGGGTTTGCTGTTATTAATGGATTGGTTAAAAGGTAAGCCACTTTATCACCTCAGATTATTTAAATTTAAATGCAACACCAAGATTTCCCGTTGACACCTCATCGGAATTGATGTTTGTCAACTTAGTCATCACTGGGAAGACAATCCAATCATCCAACACTATGTCTGCGGGATTCAAGTTGTCAATTGCTATTGTAGCAAGTTCGTTGCAATAAAATACAGGTGTATAGAATAATTCCGAATTTCCTTCTGAATAAATTAAATGGTGTGTGTTCAACGGGCTGCGGCCATTGAAATTCATAGAGCCTACTAGAATATTTGTTGGCGGAGGGCTGAAAAATCTGGCTATCTTATTGTATCCACCCGCAGAAGAAACAACCAAGTTACCTTTATATGCTACGTAATTCTGATATTTTGAATAAGGTGTATACTGAATTCCAACAATACCAGACGCATGGTAATAATCGACCAACTGTTTATTCAGATAATATGACGCAGAGTTCGCGTCAAAATGTACGCTATTATAAGATATGTTTTCGTATGTGGAGTTTGTACTGTACACGAATTCACCATCCTCCCTATTTGCATATGATTGCATTCTGCCAACAAGGATATGCCTAAACACACCACTTCTAATCTCAGCACTAATCGCAATAAATGTTTCAGTGGTCGTTAGGTAAAGATTCAATAACGGGTAGGTTATTTTACGCATACCGCCCAATTGCAATGAAGAGTTTTCAATGATGTCTTGCGTGGGTTCGGTGAAACTTAAAAAACAATTAACAAAGTCATTGGCGCGTTCATTACCAAACTCAAACACGAAATATTTCCCATTTTTATGTCTAAGTGAAAAATGTGTGGCTGTAAAGAGTTTATGCAATGTGAAATGACCACTAACTGTGAGATAAGCCCGCACTACGCCAGCCAGTTCATTGGGAGTGGTTATTTTTTCAGAAACCTTAGTAAATGCCATAATATTACTCCATTAAGATAGCCGCATAATCGTTGTATCCGCTTCGTACCATGGTGGGAAAACATAAATATTTTTTACCACCAACAATCAATTCTCGTTCTGGCGAGTTGCCATACCCACTCACATACATTACGCCGTCTAGCCATCCTAGCATTTGGGGTGATGGGTGTATCTCCATGATTTCAATAGGCTGTATGAGATACTCGCCATCTTCAATCAAACCTATTTTACAATTCCAGTTATATGGATATAGCACTCCTGTAAAGGTAGTGCTATATCGCATAACCATATCAGATGAACCGAGGTATATAATTTCACCCGATGGGGTTACTAAGGCGCAAGAACCGTATGATACGCCGCCGTTATTATTTTCCTCTGAGAAGGTAGGTTTCCAAAAAGACCCATTTGTGTGATTCGTTTGATGTTGATATTCTCTTTTAACGACGTTATGAGAGCCTCCAATGTAAAGAGGGTATGTGTATTCTTCATCAGTTGCCAGAGGTAGGAAAAATCCGCAATACATTGACATGTAACGATGTGCTATTTTGGCGATAACAATAAATCTTCTCCCGTTGGCCACAAACCAGTAAGGTATAGGATTAGCCCATAAGCTAATCACACTCCTTCCGTTCTGGAAATTCGTAGCTGTGAATTGGGCATTGAGGTCTTTTTCTTTGTCATAACTCCGTGCTGTCCAAGCGGTGAGCGAATAGTATGTATATCTCGCATCCACGTACAATGCCATTGGCACATAGATTTTGTCTTGGCCGTCGAGGCCTTTAGCGACAAAAGTTCTTGCGAGTTGCCATTCGCCCGTAGCAGCCATATTATATTCTTGAGAATATGGACGAATGGTATTATCTTTCATAACCTCCCATGCTTGTTTGGTTCTTACCAATTCGGGATTTGTTGTCAAAAACTTTTCGAGTTTCAACAACAAATCCCCTGCATTGGAGGCTGTTCCTTTTTCAACAGCCATTTGATTTCCTTTAATTTCCTGCGATACGTTTGATAACTTTCTGTTCTCGCCCAACGGCTTGCACCAAAATCTTCCGACCTTTTGAGGATGCAAGTGCTTTTTGCAAAGTGTCCATTGGGTCGAAGGTGTTGATGATAGTCAGAGGTTCGGAATCACCATTACCGCTTTGATTGTTGCGATGACGTGGGTCATTCTTAGTCAGAACTTCCTCACCTTTTTGTAAAACAGCAGGAACTTCATTTGGAGCAAGCCCTGCAATACCACCGCTATGATAACGTACAGCCCCTGCGAAAACAAGCGGGTTGACCTTCTTACCTGCCGTTTTACCACCGCCAACAATACCTCCTGTATGGAATAGCGCTCCGAACTGACCAGTGTCAGCACTGCTCGGCATTTGCACATCTGAACCTCCGCCGAAATATGATTGCAGGGCTTTTTGAATCGCCAAGCTAATCAACTGTTTCAGAATAACTTTAGCAATCTCACGCAACGCCTGAGCAGCCCATTGAGCAACGGCCATACCCAAATTGGCAAACGCTTCTTTGGCAGACATAGCACCAGTGGCGACACCAGCAATGCCTTGTGCAAGACTATCGAAAGCAGTCATACCACCGTCAACCAATTGGTCATACGTTACTTTCATCAACTCAACATCATTTTTAGTCCGACCTGTTTCCGCTCGCATATCACCCAATCGGGTTACGAGGTTTGTCAGGTTTTCATAGGATGCCGAATCTCCGAAGGCAGCCATAATTTTCTGAGCATTTTCGACAGCCTCTCTCATCTGAGGATTAATGTTCTCAAGATAAGACTGAACTGCCTGTTGCATCTGACTGACGGATTGCTGACCGCTTCGAACCAATGCTTCTTGTAATTCTTCAAACTGACGTTTTCTTTGCAGCAAACCATCCAGACGTTGAGTTGTAGCATCGACCGCAGCATTCGCAGCGGCGGCTCTTGGATTATTTGCTGGATTGCTCTGACCGCTAACCAGACGCTCGCGTTGGTTCAAGATTGCAGTTTGCTGCTCAGGCGATAATTTACCAAACGCCTCACTATTGATGATGTCGTCCAGCTTTTTAATTGCGTCTGACATGCGCTCAACGTATTTGAGTGTTGCTTCCGCCATTTTCTTCTGGGCGTCATCAATGCTTATCGCGTTGCGCGCCACTGCACTGCCAAGATATTCGGATGATTCAGCGCGCTCGTTCTCAATTTTTTCACGTTGGTCTTCCAGTGCACCAAGGAAAGATTCAACTTGCTCATTGAGTGCCTTTTGCGCCTGCAATTCAGCGTATTTCGCCAGTTGAGGTTCCAATTGCTTAGACCATGCGAAGGCTTCATTACGGCTAACGCCTTTACGCTGTGCGTATTCCAACGTCAGCACTTCCAACATCTGTTTGACTTGGTTGTCCGTTTCAGGCTGGATAATGTTTTTGAAACCATCAACAATTTCTGTCAACGAAGCGCCTGATAAATCGACGGAGAGTGTTTTAGGGTCGCGATTAATCAGCCCGTCAACACCATTGACACCCATTGCCTTGTACAACTCTTTTATGGCGTCCTGAGCGCTTTCAGATACCTTTTCTATCAACTCCTCGGCTTTATCGAGCGCAGCATCGTCGTCACGAGTTAATTTCGTAGTTTGCTTGTCGTTTTCCCAACGAGCTTGCTGCTGTTTGTAGTAATCCAGAACCTTGCTGTCCGCTGGATTATGTTTCGTCACTCCTTGCGAACCTGTAATGGTTACAGAATCACTTCCACTCAAACGAACAATAGTGGGCTTGTAATTTGGATTACGAGCCATCTCATTCAGATATGCTCTGGATGAGGCGCCTGTTTTAGAGTCAACGCCGTATTTGCCTTGGCGGGTATCGGACACCCATTCGTTGCCGTTATAAATCGCGGTATGTCCGTATTTGTGACCTGCAACAGCACCCCAGCTAACAACATCGCCCTTCCGAGGAGTGTAATTCTTGGTATATTGGACTTGTTTCCAACCGCTGCCATATTTGAGCAAGTTCTGGGCCGTAACATTACCATTGCCTTTGATGTATGGGGCTGCCTTGGAATCAACCGCAGCAAGAGCGTTTTTAACATAGGTGGCGCATTGACTGGTGAATGTTGCAGCAGCGCGCTTAGTCGCTAAATCAGCAGCAGCAGCGGCACGTTTATCAACAGCGTAATTGCTTGTGCCATCTGCACCGCCAGAAGAATATTCCGCATAAGGGTCATTCGCGGCATACTGCGACTTAACCTTTGCTCTCTCGCCAAGATACCAATCCGCCAGTGTGTTGTAGCCTTTTAACGGGTCATTTTTCAGACGGCCTTCACGATAGTCGATGAGTTTTTGAATCATCTTCTCATAAGACAATTCTTTCTCAAGACGTTTCAGGGCAGCTTCTTCGGCGCGCTGTCTGGCTTGTTCAGCCTTCTCGCGAGCCTTGCTGACCTTCTCATCAAGCTCTTTAGCCTGTTCAGCTTTCTTGGCGGCATCGTCTGCGTCGCTTAATTTTGTCTTCGCGGCGCTTTCGTCGTCGACTTCCGATGCCTTTTTCTTCAAATCCTCAAGTCGTTTATTCAAACGGGATTCCACTCCGTTCTCATTAACCTCAAGGCTAACCTCCATGGCTATTTTTTCAGCATCAGGAAGCGATGCCTCTATACCCTGAATCTTTTTGACAACGTAATCCGCCAATCCACCCAGATAAAGGAAAGTGGTTTTAAACGTAACGGTTAAGGCATCCAGCAACCGAGTAATGTATCGGACCACACTAGTCCAACTGTTCTCAGTCTTTTCAGAAGCAGACTTTGACTCCTTTTTAACTTCGCCAAAGAAAGTACCTATTGCTACGGTTACATTTGCTATTAACTCAGTGATACCTGTTGCCATGGCCGCAACTGTTTCACTGATAAGCCCGAATGCTTCGGATACAAGCCATGCTACGTCCGAGAGCATTCGCATACCATCAACGGAATCTTCAGTGTCACTGCTGAGTTGGTTGATTCCCTGCGCGACACCGTTCAGCACGGCTTGAATTATTTCAAATACAATAAAAGATTTGTACAAACCCGTGACAATTTTAACGGCGTTACCAATCACACCCACCAATCGGGTCATTACTGGAATGAGGCCACCAAGTTTGGTTCCCGCCGCAGCCGCGCCGCCCAAACCAGCGCTAACTGACGGGGCGACTTTCGCAATCAAACCCATCTTAACGGCAAAGTTGGTGATTACTGCACCAGCAGACTTCAAACCTATGCCGAAGGTACGCATTGTCGCCGCCAAGGAAACGAACATTTGAGCTGCACCGATTGCAAGCAATGCTCCGAAAGCTATTACCAATTCATTGGCATGTTTCACTGCCCAGCGCAAACCGTTAATGGCCACATTCAACGCCGTCGCAATTGTTTGCGCCCATTGTTTCGCATCATCAGAACGGAAGAAGTCACGAATCTCGCGCAATAAGGTGGTGAAGTTATCCATCACACCAGCGTCGGCAATGATACGCATCCAGTCTTTGAATGCGTTATTCAGGCGTGACTGTTCTGCAACGAGAGATTTTTGAGTTTTCTCGATGTTTGAGCCGTAGGTTTCCTCAATCAATGCTGCTACTTTAGGCAGCACATCAGCAGCAAGAACCTTGCCATCCTTCATCATGGTCATGAGTTCGGCGTTGGTTACACCCAGTGCCTTGGCAAACAGATTCGTCGCAGCAGGCAGACGGTCGGCCAATTGACCCTTCAATTCCTCAGCCTGAACCGTTGTTTTAGACAACATCTGTTCCAGCGCCTTATAGATACCAGACTGAGTTTCAGAATCAGCACCCATAAGTTGGCCGAAACCTGAGAACTGCTCGAAGATGTATTTCACTGTATTGGAATCGAGTTTAGCCTCTTTACCTGCAACGAACAGTTTGGCCGAGTCTTGAATAATTGTGCTCAGTTCCAAACCCATGCGTTCGGCGGTATCGCGGAAGTATTTCTCCAATTCATCAGCTGTCGTATCCCAATTGTCAGCCAATACTTCGGCGCGAATTTTCAGCGTGACGCCTTCCTGACCGTCTTTAACAACCTTGTCGAGAGCCAAATACAAGCCGCCGAGTGCTGCACTGAGAGCTAAGACCTTACCGCGAGCCTGCTGCAGGAATACAAGAACACCCTGCTTACCCTTCAGCCATCTGTCGAAAGCATCGGCTGTAGAACCTGTTGATGTTGAAAGATTCTTGATTTGCGCGTCCAGTGATTTCGATGCGGCGGCAGTACGCGCGGCGTTCGCAGCAAGTCGTTGTTCGGCCTTCGTGAGTTTATCGACATTAACACCCGCTTCACCAAGGATGCGTGCTGTTTGTTCAACAGCAACTTTCTGACGAGCGAACACAGCACCTGATTGATTCAGTTGCGCCACCAGCTGACGTAATTTGGCAATTTCCTGCGCAGTTGCGTTGCCAGTCGCAACTCTGGTGTTCAGCTTCGCGTGTTCCGCTCTCGTTGCTTCATAGGCCGCACGAAGTTTTGCCAATTCTGCTGATTGCTTGCGATATGAATCGATATTACCCGCGACGGACTTTAGCTTCTCTTGAGCGATACGCAACTTATCCATGGCGGTGCTCAAGGCTTTCACATCATTTGATGATTTGCGCATCACGACGCTTGCGTTTCGTACAGACGTAGTAATATCAGCCATTGCGTTTTTATGGTCGCGCGATGGGTTGAGTGCTTTACCAATTACGTCTGAGGTAGACGGTTGTTGCTGCGCTGCTCTGGCGTCTGCAATTTGCTGTGCAATAGAGATGCGTTGCGCATTTATCTGGTTGCGTTGGCTTTGCACGTTACGGCGGCGTGCTGCCTCTACTGCTGCTTGTTGTTGCGCCAATTTCAATGTTTGCTGCTGTAACGCAATCTGTTCTTGCAACTCTTTGCGTCGGTCAGCTGCGCGCGAGGTTATCTCATTCTGACGTTGTAAGGCCGCCTGCGCATTGCGCATATCGATGATTGTTTGCAAAGTGCGTTGATAGGTCTTCGTCAGGCCTTCTTGAGCACGTTGGATGTTGTTTGTTGCCAAGCCATGAGCCTCAGCTTCAAGGCGTTGTCGCTCATAAGCGTCGGCTTGTTTCTTAGCGGCTTCCGCGGCTTTAATTTGTACAGCTTCCAAGCGCGCCAATTTATCCGCTTGGGCTTTTGTGGGCACACCAAGAGCGCCGATTTTATTGGCAAAGTCAGCATATGCGTTACTGGCGTCTTTAGCGCGGTCAGCACTCGACGCCACATTATCGGCAAGTTTTGACAACTTACCGAGCATTGTTTGCAACTCGGTAAGTTTGGTGGCTGCCGATGCCAGACCCTTCAGGCTATTCTCATACGCCTTGAAGTCAGCTTTGCCTTTTGCGGCAGATTTTGCCTGTTCATTCAGGTCAGCCTTAAGGCCTTTAATGTTTTTACGCACATCGTTGATGGTCTTGCCACTATAATCCTGTGCGCGGATTTCTAATTCCACTGAGCGATTTTCAGCCATAATGTCCAGTTCCTATGTGATTTAGCATCTCTTGTAATGCCCTATTCAAGTCTTTCAACGCATCTTGTTTGATGTCGGTATTGCTCGCATCAAAAATCATTTTCGTCAGAGTACCGTATAACACGAAATCCTGACGACGGCGTTCGCGTATCATTTCAGCCTCATTGCGCAACATTATAAGCGAATAAAGGCGAGCCTGCGAGTGTCCGTTTGCCAAACAGATACTCACATCTCGCCTTAGACTTAGCATAAAAGATTCGAATGGATGATAAGGGTCTATTACGCCGTCGTCGCCTTCTCCGAAAGCATTTTCTGGATGGTTGGTTTGTCCAGCGCCGCCAGCAGTCTTTTTTTTAAATTGTCAGATTCATTCATCGTCAGGTCGATAATGGCAATGACGACATCCATCTGCTTGCCGATACCCATGCGAGTATCCCAGATTTCGGCAGCGGTAAGTTCTTCGTCACCAACGATGTGCTTCTCACCCTTGTCATTAATTGCCGACAAGAATGCAGCGCGCGCCAAGTCTGGAGCGTATTTGATGATGCTATTTGCAACATCCATCAAGTCATCGGAGCCGTTGGATTTAGCCATCACTTCGTCGAAGGCTTCCATCAGGCGCGTGCCGTTTGACTGCCATTGAGCAGATAAATCGGCAAAATTTAAACCACGAACTGTTACGCCGTGGACTTCCTTTGTCGGGGACACCAAGCCCGCGAGATTCATTTTCATTGTAATTACCTCATAAAAAAACATGGCAAAGCGGACTATACCACTTCGCCATGTTTCATGCAATATATGATTACTCCAATGCGTACACATAGTTCCCACAATCGAATAGCTGATAGTAACCACTGTTTCGCATATTCACCACCTCGCTTAAAGTTTCATCGAAAGAATCACCCAGCAGTGATTTCAATTTATGCTTCTGACACTGAGTCCTTGAGTAGCAAATAGTTCCGTTTTTCACATACCAGTAGTTTGGAGTGGATGCACCAATTCGAACAAACCCCAATTTCTCGTACAAACCACCTTTCGAGAATCGACGATTTGCGTAGCTCACAATGGAACCAGCATGCGTTTTTCTAAAAGCTGCCAGTAATTTGGACGCTCCTCCCACAACGTGAAACCCTAATTTATTGCAAAACCGCATTAATTCCCAATGGTATTGCTTAGTATATCTGGACTTGGCAAACGTCATAATTGAGACCAGTTCTTCATTGTAGTACAGACCCAGACGCACGCTGGATGGTACCACACCTTGTAAATGATTGTCCTTCAGAAACTCAGATGTTACTTCTGATGAAACCTCGCGAATTGTTGTGTTTCTGGCGTATATTTTAGCGCCACTAATACCCAATTTTGCAGCAATCATGGATTCAACAAGACGTTTCTGCTCAGTTACTTCACTGTCCCAGAAATGAAGCAAAGTTATCCCTTGTGATTCACACAACTCGGTCTTGTGAAGATGGTAATTTCGGGTTTTACCAAATTCCGTTGTGTGCCAATGTACACCATTTACTTCAACAGCAACTCGTTTATTTGGTTCGTACAAATCAAGTTCTAACCCGCTCAGTTGAACACGGTCGCTTTGTTTGAATTGAGGGAATGCCTCTTTCAATGATTGCTCAACACGAGAAATTGTATTGCATGTGCATTTTATGCAACCTTTGCCCTGAAGATGATTATTCGGAGTCTGTTGAAACTTCCCGTGTTTAGGGCATATTATATCCACTGGTTGCTGACTTGTTGCATAGCTGACCTTGGAATAATCGTACTTGCCATTATGAAGCTTTTCCGCTTTCTGAATAAATGACGAGCCTCTGACGTCGACTGGAATTTTCGATGGGATGGAAACCCCTTTTCGTTTTTCAGCACGGCGTTTGATACCACATTGTTTACATCCCTTCCCTGCTAGAAGCATGCCTGCTTGCTTCTCAAATACACCATGTTCAGGACATACCAATTTCACAGGAACTTTATATCCACCGTATTCAACGAGCGAATAATCGTACTTATCGCCGAAAATAGCCACGAGGCGCTTGATGAATTCTTCCTTAGTTAATTGCAAAGCCTTGCCTGTTGCAGCATGGGCGCATTTCGGGCAACCTACACCATTCAAAAAATGACTGGCTCGCACAGAGAACATACCATGTTTCGGGCATCCAACCCCTACGGGCATGTTGTACGAACGATAAACAGATTTCGTCAGGTCGTATTTTTCACCGTGCGTAGCTTTTGCTCGCCGCACAAATTCATTCTGGTCAATTTTTGTTGCCATAAAACAAAACTCCCTAAATCATGCGATTCAGGGAGTTTACTACATCACTCACTACCTTTCAAATGGTTTACACCAGAGAAGTTGGCTGACCATTAATGTAGAGCATCGAACCTGCGCCTTCAGATTCCAGAGCGGTGATGTTGAACGCCATGCTAGACCATTCTTCACCACCTTTTAATGCGAAATCGCCGTTAGGAGACAAACGCACTTTCGGCATCCAGTATTGACGGTTTTCGCCTTTGGCGTTACAGCCACGGAACAGGAATTCGCCAACGATAGATTGGCCTTTGGAGATGATTACTTCACGGGTTGCCTTTTTCAGGTCATAGGTAACAACTACCCAAGAACCAGTTGCTTTGATTTTAGTCGTGCTGCTGGCATCACCAATCATCAAGAAACCTGTTTCAGGAGTGTATTCAAAGTCCTTACCTTCTTCCAATGTTGATTCTGGAGAAGTACCTGCTTTAGCGCCATCCTCGTCTGCAAAAACTTCAATCTTGGTGATAGTTGCAGCAAACACACCGTTCGGGTTTTCTTTGCTTGCACCCAAGCGATAACCCAGAGACGGGTATACTTTTCGAATTTCTGTTTTACCAGTTGCTTCAATTTGCGTTTGATTGCTAACTTCACCAGCGAAGAACATCGCCAAGTTTTCAGTGTTGATGTTGTCCAGTGTAAAGTTACCAGTCAGTTTGGAAGAGATGATGATTTCTTCATCGGTGGTGTTAAAGCCACACTCGGACGATTTGTGTTCCAACGTTTCGTTTTCTTGCGTCAGGTTCAATTCTTTAGAGGAACCGAGGTAACGGAAGCCCTTAGCGTCAGCCTGACGTTCTACGCCATTGACGATAGGGAATTGGTTAAATTCAATTCGACCATTTGCCAATACCAAGGCTTTGGTCGCGCCGCGTGTAATAGCCATAGTGCTATCCTTTCATTGGTTGATTAATCAAGTTCAGCATACGGATTTGCATTATCATACGCAACGCTGAATGAAAAGTAGATATAAAAATACGATTTCGATTGTACCTCATCGGGAGGGTTATGGCAAACAGGCGAATCATATTTAAAGTTGCTCACCAAACCACCGAGATTATACCATTCTTTGTATTTTGGACCACCGAGTCTACCACCGTCAATGGCATGAATTTTATGAAATGCCTGCTCGATTTTCGCAATTTGCTCATACGATACATCAATTGGGTGTTCGACGTTTTGAACGTCAACATAGCCAGACAGCAAGAAATCCACGCGGTCATTGCGAACCGTTTTGCCTTCGTCAGCCCCCGTATTGCCGGTTCCCGCTCGGATGGTTTCGTTAATAACGATGCAGGGGAGTGTGACGTCTGCGCCAATTACTTGACGCCCGCGATACACACGAACCCCAGTTTCCTGTTCAAGCAAAGCGCACAACTTTTTCAAAGCTGTCAGTCGAATATGTTCTTTCATGATTTTTCCAATCTATTGAATTGCCGTAAAAACTCGACCTCAAGATACTTAGCAATTCGAACTTGATTTCGTTTTGCCGTATCCCACATTACTTGGTCGACGGACGGAGCATATAGCAACCATGCTCTCATTGATTGAATATACCGACCGCCGCCATGAGTAATACCGCTCGGAGGCGTCGTACCCCCGCCTTTGGTTCGAGTAAGGATGCCGATATTACCAGATTTTCCGAACTTATGAACAAAGGCATGTTTCATTAGTTTGGTTGACGTTGGCTTGACCTTAACGCGAACGCCTTTTGTTGTTTTCGGCGGCAGCGTATTCGGGTTCGGGCGGAAACGGTTTAACATTGTCGGTTGGTCGCGCGCGTAAATCGACGCGACGAGCGAACCTTTGGTTGCGTATTTTGCGACGCCTGTCTTATCAGGGTCATTCAGATACGAGGCCTTCCAGTTAATTTGCTTACGCATATCCTGACGCACACGAGATAGCGCTTCGCGCTTGGCCGTTTGGTTAATAGCTAAGCGCGCGGCATCGGCAGTGCGTTCAGGCCATGCCTTGAACATCTTCTCAAGTGATACCAGATTTTCCAAGTCAATCGTAATCATGGTTAACCCGCTGTTGTAGATGAGTCGCCTGCCACTTTTCGATGTAAATACCATCATCGTCAAGGCGTGTGTTCAGCACATATTCTTTACTGTCATACACAATCTTATCGCCGACGCTGAAACCAAGTGCACGCGCCTCGCGAATCGTGCACAACACAAGAACACCACCGTCTGACAATTCAGCAAAGCCTTGATAGTCGATATCTCCTGTCAAATTTATCTTGGTGTGCACTCGAACACGACAGTCTGAAACGCGCCCACTTGCCGCCGAGATATGCTTTGATGGAACACCCATCTCATGATGCAAGTCGGCGCGCGCTTTTCGTTTTATATCAAGGAAGCTCATTGGTTACTCCAAGATATAGGCTTGATACCAAAGGCCTTTTATATCAGGCGCGTAGTTCGCCGCAAATTGAAAACCTGCGGTGGTGATGTTTCCAACATACGCGAATCGCGGAGTTGTTGTTCTCAAATCAAGAGTTACCACAACGAACGGTACTTTTGAAAACGTCTTGCTGAATGCAACAGGAGCAAAGGTATTGTTTTCAAGAGAACCGAGTTCGCTTCGAGGTATGTATTTGGCTTCATACTCTTTGAATGGTTTTTCACCAGAACCACTCGGTTTTTTGGCTTCAAGAGCGGTTAGCCTCTTCTTGAGTTCCCTATCATCATACGGCTGGACTGTTGTACCCAGTAATTTGGCAACAGGTCCCCTGAAGTTCATCTCAACAGTTTTATCATACGTTGAATTTCCTTCCGCTCCGACTGTGAAGAAAAATCTTGCAGCATCATCACTCGGTTTAATAGACTTCAAATGTAAATCTGGTGTTGAAGGCGACGATGATGATGTTGATTGGCCGCCAGATTCATTTTCCCAGTTAATTCGAACTTTGTCATATATGTCGATATAACTCATTTTCTACATTCCATAAAAAAAATAGGTTCCACGTTAATTCTAACATGAAACCTATTTGCTAAGAAGACATTACAGTTCAACGTCACCTTCAGCGGCTTGGCCTTCAGTAGCTTGGCCTTCAGCGGCTTGGCCTTCAGCGGCTTGGCCTTCAGCGGCTTGGCCTTCAGCGGAAGATTCTTCTTCCGCTTTAGCACCACGACCACGTTTTTTAGGCGCTTCGACAACGGCTTCAACTTCCTCAATTAACTCAGGGGTGGGCAGACCAAAATCTGAACAGACACCAACCTGAGCGTCGTATTCTTCAGTAGGTAATTGAACCACGCCGCCACCTGCGTGGAAAACACCGTTGTTGTCGGCGAAAGATACGTTGGTTTTGAACTTAACCATTTTGATAGTTTCTGGCATTTTAGTCGTCCTTATTTAGTTACATCTGCGATGCGGAACACGCTGTTTGGAGTCAGCGTAATCGGCAACGGAGCAGATTGGGTCAACAGATAAGTTGTTGACGGTTCATTAACACGGAATTCTTTGTGGTGCATTTCGGTCGCAATCCAGCCAGCGTCTGCATCTTTGATTGCACCAAATGCCATCACACCTGCGAATTCACGGCTATCGAAACCAATCACTTCACCATCAGCAACGTAGCGTTTCGGCAGGCCGTCTGCGCCGAGGTAGCTGCGGCTGTCAACGTAGACTTCGATAGTCGCGCCATTCAGTGCTGTAAAGCGAGCCACCATAGCAACACCGCGTACTTCACCAACGTGCAACAGGTTCATGGTCAAATCAGAGCCACGGATGTCGCGGTCAAGCAAGTGAGAGCGTTCTTTAGCGGAGAAGTAGGCGTAGAAGGCGGCCCATGCGCCACGGCCCATAATCAGGGTGTCAACTTCAGAGGTGTGTGATTTCTCATACACCAAGTCTGACATTTTTGCCAAAATAGTCAAAGGATTAACGCCAACAGCACCCCAGTTTTGCGCGCCCAAGCTGCTCATTGTCAGTGCTTGGTCACGGAAATAGCTTACCGTTGTGGTTGGATAATCGTCACCACTAATGGTCAACTCGCCACGAGAGAAGGCATTGAAGGCCATCAATTCGTACAGGTTGTTCATCTTGGTGCGGTGCATTTGGATTTGTTTTGCACGAATTGCCATTGCGCGTTGCGCTGGGGTCATACTGCCGAACAGTTGCTCACCAGCGATACGATGTTGCAGGCGCTCGTCCCAAGCGTCAATGGAATCCTTCTCTTTGGCATAAGCTGGGCGGAAGGATTTAACGTCAAAGTTTTTGGTTTGGTTGACCTTACTCACTACGTTAGGGGCAACAAATTTGGCGACACCGCGCAAATCTTCAAACACATCGTCGAAGATAATCACGTCAGATTTGGACAGGAAGTTATTGCCGAACAGGGCGCGGTAGAAGGATTTCGGAGCTTCCATCTTGCGAATCAGGCCACCCTGAATCAGAGTTTCTGTCAAAGTTTGTGCGTTTGGCATAATTAACCTTTCTTAAATACGTTGGACTGGGTCGGTTTCGGCATTTTCGAAGAAAATGACAGGTGAACCGAACAATCGCAGTTTTTCGAGTCGTTGTGCAACGGTATATGTGTTTTTGTAATCGGTGACATCAACCACAATGGCATTGATGTTGAAAGTACCGTTTGTATAAACACTTACGCCTTTATTTGCTTCAGCGACATAGGCTGTCACGCACAGTTGTGTACCCGCTGACAATGCAGCAAAATCACCAGTTGCCGTAATAGGTTCTACGGTGCCATCAGTGTTCAATTTACACAACTGGTACTGCTGTACCGCAGCTTTGGCTTTGGCAGACACAGTGGCTGGTAATGGAGTTTGTTTAGCAAACAGAGGGATATGTAAACCGCCTACTGCTGGAATGTTTTCACTTTTCGCAAACATTTTCAATCCTTCATTAGTTTTGTTTCAAGAAATTGGCAACAGCATCGATGTCAGCCGCCAATTTATTTGCTTCGGACACATCGCCTGCGTCAGCACCGATGTTAGGCTGCGCGGTTTTATCCATTGCGTCAGCCAGTAAATTGACCGCAGCAACAGATTTATCGGCAGTAACAGGTTCTTTGATGTCTTGTGCAGCAGCCGCCAAAGTCTGAACGGCGTCCTCAACACTCATATTGGTGTTAAACGCCAAATGATGTGCTAATTTGCTGTTGTTTTTAGCTGCTTCGGCTGTGATAATGCTCTGAATGCGACTGCGTTCTGCATTTGCATCAACTTGGGCAACAGGGGCTTGTGGCGTTTGAGCCTGCGGTTCAGTCGAAGTCACACTCGCAACCTGACCTGTATTTTCTTTAGACATACGTCCCTCCGTGATTAACTTAACAGCCCCTTCAACGCTGATTACATCGTCAATGAGACCAATCGATTTTGCTTCTTGCGCAGTATAACACGCCGCCTGTGTCTTTACTACATCTTCAACAGCAAGCGAACGGTTCGCACCCACTAATGATACGAAGTCATGATAAGTTGCGTCAATCCTTTTTTGCATATCGGCCTTAACAGAATCACTCAATTTTTCGTATGGGTTGCCGTCAACTTTGTGTTCGCCCGCCTTAATGAATGTTACAGAAATGCCTTCATTCTCCAGCTTTTTCTCGTAACTTGCGTGCATGGCGACAACACCAACCGAGCCGATTCCGCTACTCGGCGTAGCCTTAATTGATGTACAAGCAGAGGCAATTGCGTATGCCGCAGAATAGCAACTGCTATCCACTACGGCATGAATTTCTTTTTGGGTGCGAGCAGCCTTGATGTAATCTACTGTTTCAAAACAGCCCGCAACTTCGCCGCCGCCAGAGTTGATATCCAAAATAATGCTGTCAACGGATTCATCTTCCAACGCAGTAGCGATTGCGTTTTTGATGTAGTTGTAACCAGTGATAAAACCGTAGGTCGCGTTAAATCGATTCACCAACGCGCCGAAAACAGGGATTACTGCCGTTGTGCCGACCATACCGTACATCATAGACCCACCTACTGCTGAAGCACCGAGTGTTCTTGACATAGTCTGTTTAACCATGTCAACACGGCCTTCCTCTTTTTGCAAGACAGGATTGCTCATGTTGACGTTCAGGTCGGTTAAAAACTTACCAGCAGCCTCCTGCTGCACAGCAAGATACAAGGTCTGCTGTGAGGCAAGAGCCGCAACAATAGGATGTAAATTATTCATTTCCATCGTCTTTCGAATTTTTTGTTATCGGAATTATCTTCTTTTTTGCTACCTGAATCAACTGATTCGTCAGATTTTGAAGATTTTTTGTTAACAACGGCCTTTTCAGCACCGTCATCAATAACAATACCCAAGCGTTCGATTTCGTCCTGCTCACGCTTGCGTTGAGCCAGCAATTCACGCCAGTCATAACCCATACGAGCCGCTTCAATTTCGAGCGTTGATAGACCAAACTTGGTTTTCAGAATTGCTGCCTGAGTTTCCTTCATCTCGTCAATTTGGCCGCGTGCCGCACCAATCCATGAGCATTGCGCCAGTGCGTCGAAGATTTCAGGGTTTTCGTAAATCCACGCGGTCGTCTTACCCTTCGGCAAAGGAATTGAGCCGTTATTGATTTGCTCTTCCAACCACAAACGGTATACCTCGGTTGCGAATTTATCGGCAACAGCCTTTTTGCGCGATTGCATAAACTTGAATGTTTCATTCATGCTTGCGCGTGCGCTGGAGTAGTTCGTCTTGGTGTAGTCGCGTGAGAATTGCTCATAGCTGACACCAAGACCAGCAGCGATGTGGCGCAACAATGATTGTTCATATTCCGAACCAGTGCCGCTTGGTTGACCGAGTTGTTGCAGATTCAGTTTAGTGTTTGGATGCAGCACGGGGATTCGAGCACCATCCAACTGAATATCGCGCGTTGCGGTGTGTTGCAAAATAGAACCAAGCATTGATTTGGCGGCCATGTCAAAGCTCGCGCCGTTCGGATTACCACCCATGATTTCGGTAATCATTTGAGGCGGCAAATCACTCTCAATGCTGGCTGCATAAGTCGCCTGCAATACGGCCTGTTGCAACTCAACGTCTTGGAAGCGGCGAGTCATGCGCATTTGTTTCAGGACACTAACCATCTCGCTAACGCCGCGAATCTGGTCAGGCATCAACTGGTCAATGATATGAATAATTTGTTTGCGACCCCATTTAGTTTCCGCTGGGATGCGTTTCCACTTGAACAGCTTCTCTTGCTGCGTGAAATCGTATGGGTGTGCTTCCATAATGTGATAAGCAACAGGTCGACCGTAGGCATCACGCTCGATACCTGCTTTGAGTTTGTTGTCGTCCATCGCGCCATCAGGGTTACTGAGGCGTTTAGGGCTAATCATCTGAATAGCTGTCGCATACGGGCGTTTTCGGTCAGCAATCCATTCGGCTGTTGCCAACACTTCGCCATGAATCAAAAACACACCGACTGCCTGGCGCACCATGGCCGTAAAGTCCTTTACACCACTGGCATCCAACCAGTGTTTAGCACTGGAAGCCGTATTGTTAAATTTGGACTCGACCAAGCGTTGAAAATTGTACAACCACTCGTCGTCATCAACGCCCAAAACATCAACATTCGGCTGCGAATTCAACTTGAATTGCGAACCGACAATGTTATCTTTGTGAATGGCTACAACACCACTGGCATAGCCGTCATTCAGCACTACGTCGCGGGCGCGGTCATCAATGATGTCTTTTTCGAAACGCAGCATCGCGTCCATTGGTAACGGAGAAGCCTCCCACGTTGCCATTTCACGGCTGGTTCGGTTTGCCCCATCAAGGCCACCTGTACCGCCGTGTACTTTGTATGTGTCAATACCAGACATGACTTCTCCTAGAAATATACTCTCAGTGGTGCGTAACCCTGACCCAATGGTGCGTTTTCCAGCAAACCGCATGCTCGCAGTTCCATTTCCATTCTGCGAATCAGGTCTGCCAGAACGGACAAGTTTGCTTTTTGATACTCAATACGCTCACCGTTCTGGTCAATCACTACGGTTACGTTTTGGCCAGATGCGATGCGAAAATATGCGTCCTTCGCATCTCGCAACATCTCTGGCGTGTAAAACGTGCAATTACAACTCATACTATACCCCCTGCAATTTATTAATTTCATCCCAACTCAATTCAGCATAGCTCTGTTGGGCATCATGAATGACAACATTATCTCCTGTTTCGTCTGTTGCATCAACTGGAGCATAAACCAATGGGTTTTTGTTCCACTCGTCAAATAGCGGCGGCGGATTTACCCAATCGATGCGGTCAATCATGAGCAATTTTGAGATTGACACCCCGATACAGTAATACAACAAGTCCCATGCTTCGTTGTTTTGGTGAGGAATTTTCTCCCACTTGGTCGCAGTACGAATCTCGGCACACAACTCTTGGTAAAACTCGATTCCCAACCAGTCTGGGAAGGTAATCAGGCCATGTGCCACTTCGGTTGCATCCAGTCGGTTTGACAGGGTGTCTTTCAACAAATTCGAATTCAGCATCAATACGGGAACGTCACCACGCGCCGCGCTCAATGCGTCCTTTTTGGTTGCGTCAGGATAAGTAATAAACGCCCGTGGGGAGTTCGGTGTTACAACACCTTTCACCAAGTGGAATCGTGCTGCTTTGCGCTTGTTTTTCAAGCTACGGTAAAAGTCATAAGCCATAGACGTTACGCTTTCACCCTTTTCACGAGCATAACCACCACTGTCACATACGGTCATGGTTACACCCATCATGCGACCGCTTCCGTCGGCCAGAGGGTACAGTCTGTCCATGACCTCGGTTTCAATCAACGACCAGTCTTCCAAGAAAGTCGCTGGGCGTACAAAGTAATTGTCACCATCTTCGTCAACACGCGCAGATTTACGAATATCAAACCTATCAATCACTGTAATGTCGAATGGCGCACCAGCAGAAATACCATGTACTTGTACCACGAATCTGTTCTTCTGCACGTCGACGCAAGCAATTAGATTTCGAACGCCGATAGGAACAACACGCTCACCAATATCGACTGCACGGTCTTTCAAATGTTCAGGTAAACGCTGAGACACTTGTGATTTAGGCACATATGGTTCGGCCAAGTCGGTGTTGTAGAACTTCTGTAAAGCCTCTTCCGAGCCAGTCGTTTTAAACTCTTCTTCAGCAGCCAGATACATTGTCACCAACTGACCCCAGCTTACGAACGCGGCGGCAACACCACGAAGCCAAAAGGAAGCAATACGGGTTTTGCGTGGACTACCTACCAACTCACCATGTCGGTTGAAGTACATACCGTCTTGAACCCACACACCTGTTTGCTGCATGGCATGGCGTTGAGATTGCTCAATTCGTCCGAAACATTTTGGGCATTGCAGGTATGTTGACGCGGCGATGTCAATCATATTGGTCGCTTTCTCATCCCATTTGAGCATTGAAAAAACACCTTCAAAGCGTTCGTTACAATGTGGGCAAGCCCAATACCATCTGCGTCTGTCGCCTCGGTTATAAAGCGCAAAAATCCCCTTCGTTGGAGGGGCTTCGTGTGAGCCAGCCACTTCAACCCAGTGAGGGTCTTCAATTGGTCGGCTTGGGCTACTTTCGGCCAAACACATGCGATATGAGCCAAAGGTAGTGGTACGTTTTGCTGCCAAGTCGTAAGGTGAGCCATCGCCGCCGATGTCGTCTGGCATACGGTCATAGTCGGTCAGCATGACACGCGGGATTGGACGGCCTGCTAACTCGGAAACACTCGGATGTGCCAGTGACAAGAACACGCCGTTCTGGAAGTGTTTGTCGCTGATATTGTCTGCATCGCGGTCTCCATTCAGCAACTCACCGCATTCCTTGGTATCACGCAGCAGCTTATCGACACGACGTTTTGAGAAGTCACGGCTCATTGCCGAAGTCGGGTTGATAATCAACATATCCATCGGGTCGCCGTGGATTGAGAAGCCCGTCCAATTGACAATCAACGCGTCCGTCTTACCGCATTGGGCTGGCGCGACCATAATCACACCGTCATGAATCGGGCTACTCAACATATCCATAGGTTCAACCATGTATGGTGTTGTCGAGTTCTTCCAATAACCGACGTAAGAGCCTCGGTTATTGACGTATCGGTATTTCTCCGCCCATTGGGAAACGGTAAGTCGTTCTGGAGGTTGCAAAATTGACGACAATTCTACGAGTATATCCGACAGGCTGCTGTATTGCCCGATTTTCTTAAAGGTCGTCGAGTTCTCGGTCATCAACGTCATCGATTCGTTCTCCTGTTAAATCTTCATAACGAGCAACACGCTCTTTCTGCGCACGCTCACCAAATTTGTCAGCGACGGCCTTACTAACACCCTCCATCACTTCGTCCAATAATTCGACAACCAAAGTTCGTTGTTCAGGGGTAAGGGTTGTCAGGCGGTCAATAGTGTCTGGTATCAACTTCACACCCATTGCAAACGTCTTGTTAAGCTCTGATACAGCGTCAATCACGTCCGCCGTGTGCCAGTATTCCCCTGCTTCAACAAGGTAGCTCAGACGGGCTTTCTTGGCTGCCCAGAAGTCCTTTTTCAAAGCGATTGGGAAGTGGCCTTTATGGAAGACCTCTTCCCATTCCTCGTCCGTCCATACAGGCGGAACACATACGCTCGCAATGTCACGAATCGCGTAAATATCTGCGCCGTTTCGTGTACCAGACGGCTGAATTTTTGCTTTTCTTACAAGGTTGCCAAGTTCGGTGTTATGGACGTGAAAAATCAGGGCGGCCTGTTTGATGGTCACGCCCTTACTCAAAATATCATCGATGGTCAGCGTGGCATTCGTGCCGTTTCCGAGCATTATTGCCGTCGATGCCTTCTTCATGTTAGCCATGTTTTAAAGCCTTTTTTCACTTTTTGTATTAGGTCAAAAAATACGTTTTGTGTGTTTTGTTTACCTTCCCAGCAGGATTTTTTAACAACAACGTCATAAGTGTTTGCGGCGAGTAAGTTGTAAACAAGAACCTTGTCGTTCTCCTGCCCACGTCGCGCAAGCCTCCGTAGGAACTGATAAAACTGACCGTAGCTGAAATACACGTCGTAGTTGATTACGATATGACCGCCTTTTTGCAGGTTCAGGCCATGCGCTCCAGACTTAGGGTGCATCAGCAGCATTTTAATTTCACCACGATTCCACGCCGCCTTTTGCGTACCCTTTCTGTCCATTTTCACCGCGTCTGGGAAGTGCTTCTGCAACAAATTGAGGCTACCTTGATGGTAATATGCAATAAGGAAATTCTCGTCTGGATGGCGAGCCATCAACTCACGCAACGCCTCAATTTTCGCAGTATGCAGATAGTGAATGGTTCTGTCTTGCACAACGCCGCCGAAATCGTTGATGGTTTCTTCGCTGTCGTACACAAAGCCAGCACAAATCTGCATCATTTTTTGCAACACAGACACCGCCTGTTCTGCCGCGATAGTAGAACCGTCAACGGTAATCATGCCCGTGCCGCTCATTGCATTATACAATTCCCTTTGTTTTTCGGGCAAATCATATAGCACATCTTCGATTACATAGGGTGGAATATCCTTTAAATAATCCTCCTGTTTCATCACAAGCGTAATATCCGAAATCAGACGGGTTATTTCATCAGCAGAACCCTCTTTCAACGTGATTTTGTAGTTGTAAGGGTTTACGTTAAAGTAACGCTCCTTGTACTCGGTCATTGTTCTGCCGAGGCGTTTGCCGCCATCGAGCAGTTTGATTTGAGCAAACAGGCCGAGATAATTTTCAGCTGCTGGTGTTGCGGTCAGTTCGTAAAAGTGAGTTGTTTTATGCTTGATGGAATCGAGTGCCTTCCAGCGTTTTGTTGTCGCGTCCTTGATACCATCACTCTCATCATAAATGACGCAATCATAAATCCAATCCTCAGTACCCCAAGCGTTTACCAACCACTCAACCATCTCGTGATTGATGATGTGAATCACCGTCGGATTCTCTTTTTCGTATTTACGAATCTGTACGCCTGCGGCCTCAACACGCGCCGTTTCGGTAAGCCACTTACGGTATTCCTTCTCGACGGCACTTGTTGTTTTCTTCATCAGGTCGTTTTGCTCGGCTTCCGAAATGTTTGGGTTATTTTTCAAGAACTTATTAACCCTTGTGTTAACTTTTCGGTTAATCTTGCGAAGGTCTTTATCGTCAAATGGTCGATTTTTCGCATTTCGGGCGTATTCGTTCACTGCCTCGGTAATGTGTTCGGCACGCACCAGCTTGTAGCTGAGTGGGGCGGAGAACGACCACTTCGCTATCTCATCACCCCATGTTTGGTTGGCAACCTTCAACGGGGCAATAATCAGCACCTTGTTAATTTTGTCGTCGTCCACCAAGTCTCGTATCAACTTCAAGCATATCGCCGTCTTACCCAAGCCTGTATCGATAAATAATGCGCTTCTTGGGTTATTCTTCAAAAAGTCGATGGCCGTAAGCTGATAGTCGTCCAAGTGATGTTCATGCAATTCCACGTTATCGAAACGTGATTTCAATTTATCTAAATATGACATCTGCTTCCTCCAGTGTCGAAACCACATAGACTTTTGCACCGTGATTTCGCATGGTTTCGATTACTCGTTCTTGTTCTGGTCGCAAAACACCTGCGTCGTTTTTAAACTCAACATAGACAGTCGTGCCGTTTTTGATAAACAGTCTGTCGGGGAAACCGTTTATGCTGGCTCGTTCGATTTTGACCTGAAACCAGCCGCGCTTTTCAGCAAGCAGGCGACTGGTTTTTTCTATGCGGCTTTCGCGTTGACTAATGGTTTTCACTTACGCTTACATTTACCGCAGACCCGACTATCCGCTGGTAATTCATCTGCGTAAACCCATTCATCATGGCGGTCTTTGAGGCGTGCTTCGCACAACGCGTCTTTTGTTGACAGGTCAATGCGATGCCATGTCTGTTGGCCGTCACGACGACCCCATTTGAAACCGCCGCCTTTGACAAGGCCGAATGCTTGCGCTTCTTTAGGAACGCCTTTAACGCCCAAGCGGTCAAGCATGGAGTACGCTTCGCGTACATACCAGTCATAGTCAATATCTGACGGGAATTTGTCGGGTAAGTCCATGGCTGGCATCGCGCCTTTAGTCAATGGAACGTTATTACCCTTCGAGTTCACGATAGTTGTATCTGTTTTCGTTGAGTAGTACCAACGTACGACCTTACCAAGATACTGACCGTCTTTGTATGCGCCACCTTTCACCTGTTGGAAGTTCGTGAATTTGAGGAAGTCCGTACAGCCTTCAATAGTCTCACGGATAGGCACACCGCGCTCAAGATAAGCCATCACAGCCTCGATACAGACTTGACCGTTACCCGATTGACTCAAACCGCGCTCTGCGTAATCGCCCTTGCGTTTCCATTTGAGTTTTGTCTCGCCTTTAGCTGGTGCTTTGAGTGCGAGATAACTGTTCACAGACTGGCTGTAAATCGCCAAGTAAGGAGTGAACTCCATGTTGAAACCAGTTTCGATTTCCCACAGATGAATCTCGCGTTCGGCTTTCCAGAAGTCGTCTTTCTTGCCATAAATAACGATACCATCGGTGTTGGCCGATATGATACGCAACCCAGCCTTCTCAATACGCTCGATGAGCATCAACAAACAAAGCTGACCTGTAATAGTCACCTGAATCATCATCTTAGGGCTGTACAGGAAGCTGTAAATCGATGACAGTTTACCAAACGAGCCGTTCAGAACAATCTTGTAGGTATTACAGATAGTCTGTTTCTCTGGTAATTTCTTCCATTTAGCGCGGTCGTCGCGGAATCGCGTGTAGTTGCGCAAGAATGGAATACCGCAGTTTTCAGGGTAATATCCGCCGTTGATAATGATAGATGGATAATAGGAAGTCACGTCGGCATCGCAGATGATTTCGTCTTCGGCGGCGATAACGGTCTGACCGCTTTCATTCGAATGCAGACCGCCGATACCCATTGTATAAAGACCTTTGCCAATCTGAATCTTCATAGAAGCGAGTTCGCGCGGCATTTTCACATGACCAGAAGGCTCGATTTCAAACACAGTATGCTTCAACAGGTCATGCAAATCTTGCAGCGTTGGATGCTCGAAATAAATGTATTCGGGGATGTCGTATTTGAACCGACGCTTGATTGAGCTCGGTTCTGGTTTGTAAATTTTACGACCACGGTCTTTTTCGATAACGTGCTTAAAGATGGCCTCACCGACCTGCGCATCCGACTTAGAACGAACGTCGATTTTATATTGCTTCGAAATCTCGATACGCAAGTTCACTTGAGCCTTCACTGTTTCGTACAAGCGCAGAGTGTTTGCCGTATCGTTATCACAGTATTTTGCAATGTCGTCCATCTCAATCAGCGACAATGTTTTGTCAGCATCGATTGGGAGGTCTTGGAGTTTCTGACAGCCGATTCGCGCGGCGTATGCTTTAAGGCTCAACGTGCCTGTCGGAATCTCAAAAATATCGATGTGCTGCATGTATGATGGGTAATCGAGTTCATACAAGCGCATGAATTCCCACGAGCGCAAGGATTCGCGTTTTTGCTTCTTACCGTTTTCGTCGATGTAGTCCGCACCAATCAGCAGGTCAGACGCTTCTTTAAGCTCGGCGTTAGTAACACCTTCCAACGCGTACATGAGCAGTGGCATATCGTAATGATTGCCGTTAAATGTGATTACGGTTGACGAGCGCAACCATTGACGAATACCAGCGGTATCGAGTTTTGAGGAATCGTTCCTCATTTCGAAATGTTTTGTATTTTCGGGATTGAGCGCGTCGCGGAATGCGACCAAGAAGTAGTTAGGATAACATTCAATATCCATGATTACGACGTTTGAGCGATAGTCAAACATGATGATTTTCCTTTTGTGATTGGTTAGACAACAACAGCCGTTTCGGAAGTGCGTCAGTACCAGTTGGTAAAAAAAAATGCCCAGCGTTGTTTGTGTGCTGGGCATTTGTTCAGACGATTACAATTCGCCGTCTTCTTCGTCGGTGTCCCAATCAGCATCATCACCTTCGTTAACGCCGCTTGAGCCGAGTTTCAAATCAGTTTGTTTGTTATGAACCTGAACTGCTTGCAGATTCAGAGTCATGCCTGCGCCGAATTTTGGACTTTTCCAACCATAGAAGTCGAACAGAATTGTCATGTGGCGACCATTGCGGTTCAATTCTTCAATTTCTTCCATTTCTTCTGGAATGCGGCGGTTCAGCTTAGTACCTGCGCTGTTACGCACTGCTGGCGGAAAACTTTCATTGGCGGAGAAGCGAATGCGATAGAAATCTGGAATATCGCTGTCTTCAGGCAAGTTTTTAACACGGCTGCCGTCGAGTAAACAACGGTTTTTAACCGCAACGTCTTCCCAATCTTCGCCTTTTGCCATGTGTTCACGAATCAAATCTTCCAAGATTTTGATTTCTTTGGCATGGTCTTCTTTATTCAAGAAGGCAGTCAGGCTGAATTTTTTCTTATCGCCTTCCTCAAAAGCACGAGGATGGTCAATTCGAGCGTACCATGTGGGTACGTTTTTCAGCATAACAGTGCCATCTTTGTATTGCACCAGACAACCAACTTTACGTTCAATGTTTGACATTTTATTTCCTAACATATTAAAAATTACATGGGCTTTCTTTTGTTTGCCGCCCACACGGTAGCAAATAACTGGTCAGAGTGGTTGGACTCGAACCAACGACCTCCTGCTTCCAAGGCAGGCCATCTACCAACTGATATTACACTCTGGTAAAGGCGGATGGTCGCTTTGGCGAGCGACGCTGGTGAGGAAAGAAGCAATGCGCGGAAAAATTCACCAGACTGCATCCATAAACTGAAGGGCGTTTGATTTGAAAGAGTGTCGCCCACTTCTCGTTAGTCTTCGAATTTCGAATCCATGTCGATAATGCTCAAAGCAGGTCGCTTATCGCCGATTGGTGCGATGGTGGGTCTTCCACTTGATTCATCTACCAACGTTCTCAAGGGTTCGAAGTCGATTTTATGACGTTTGCAGAGTTTCTCTGCCTGCGCCACACTAACAAGCTGTCTTGGCTGGAATTCATCCAAATCGAATACCTTATCTTGCTGGATAAAATTAAGCGTGTGAGCCTCGTCGACCCACTTCCGTTGTTTCCTGCCGCTGACTAACTTGTATGAGTGCATTTTACCGCCTTTCATGGCGAAGTCAAGCAGTTTTTTCTCAATTTCAGTGAAGAAAGATGTAACTATTTTGATTTTACTGTAAATCTTTTCGACATCTTTCATGCTCAATTCGTCAATTTCGGGTAATTTTGCCAGATATGTGCCGTTAGCAATACGCTCTGAAACAGGCTCTTCTGCATCAAATTTATCACCAATCAACTCCTCAATATGACGGGCTTGTTCGGGACATTGCGCTTTCACACGACACCAGCGGCAGCCTTTCTCAGTAACCACGCGCTCTGCGTTCGGTTCAAGAGCCGCTTTCGCGCGTTCCTTAACGTATTCGCCAAACTTGAGCAGGTCTTCAACGCTGATTTCCCACGTTGAGAAATGATTCAGACGCGGCTGACAGATGCGCATCTCAACGGTCTTGAAGTCATATAGGAAACCGAAGTCGTGTAACACGCCAAGCGCGTATATTTGTAACTGCGTATTGTTTTCGGCATCAACCGTTACACCCATACCGTACTTCAGGTCGGTGATTGTCAGCTTATTGTCGTTGCAGCAAACGTGGTCGGACGTGCCCTTCTGGTTTGGAATAGGGGTTAAATGGCTGAAGTCAACCTTAACCTCCACGAACTTATCACCTTCTTGGTCGTTACACCAGTTGATGTATTCGGCCACATAATCGAGCATCTCTTCGGTTACTTCCACGTCGAAACCGTCGACAGTTCGCACTTCGCCGAGGTGCTGAATTGGTTTACGGCCACTACGCAGCCAGATTTCGGCCATTTCGTGCGCCACTGTGCCTTCTGCTGCGGCTTCTGACGAACCTCTGCCATCCGTCGCGCGAATCGCTAAATTCGCCAGTAGGCTACCTGAACAGTTGAGCCACATTTCGCTGGAACTAGGCGAGAATACGGAATGACCGTCTAATTTGATTTCAATCTCTTTCATACGAAACCTCATATAAAAAAAAGAGCGGATTAACCGCTCTTTTCGAATTACAAATCAGCTTCAGCTTCGGCCTCAGCAGTCTCTTTAGCGGCCTTCAATGCTTCATACAGTTTGTCGTAGTTTTCAGCAGGCACATCCGCCGTTTTAGCCGCACCGCCTACTTCTGCGATAATTTGCTTGGCGCGTTCCAACCATGTGCGACCGAGTGCGCCCAGTTCTTTAGCAGCGGTTTTCACGTCATCCAAGCTGTGTTTCGGAGTAACAGGTTCTTCCTCTTTCTCTTCAACCACGTCTTCTTCCATTTTGGCGGCACACGCGTCGATTACGGCTTGATATTTGTCTTCGGGAGTACGTTTCACAGTAGCTACACCAGCGACGTCTTTCAAGATTGCCTTGGCAGCGTCGGCGCCATGTTTAGCTTTCACATCGAGCAGAGCGGCTTGAACAACGTCCAGTGTGATGTCGTTGTCGGCGGCGGCGGCGGCGGCGGCTTCGGCTTCGGCAGGGGCTTCTTTGCGTTCTTCAACAGGTTCTTTCGCCACTTCAGGTGCAGGGGCTTCCTGTTTCGTTGGCTGGCCTTGTTGCAACAGCACTGCGGCTGTATTGCGGTCGAGGGCTTCAGTCAAACTCACCATGGCAGTGTAGAGTTGAGTCAGGGTAATTTCGTTCATTTTAGTCTTCCTTATGTTGGGGTTAACAAACAAGATTTGGTTTAGGAAGTTGCATATTACCGTGTTTCACAGCAATATGCAACACTTTTTTTTATAAATCGTCCAATTCGTCTTCATCAACCGCATCCTCAAACTTTTTGTCATACTCAAGCTCGGGATTGGTTGCTTCGGCTACATATTGGCGTATTGCGGCTGACAGTTTAACCGACGCATTTTTGAAACGGGTCGGGTTTTTAGAATAAATCGTGTGCAAATACGATTTATCAATCTCAGGTATCCGCACCGCATTGGCCACCAATTCATAACCCAAAGGGATTAGATGCTGCTGCCAGCGAATATTCGCATCCTTGAAGTTCTTATCAGCCAGTTTGATTTGGCGGAAATATTTTACGTCGAGGAACTCTTCACACAAGAACGGGTCGTCATTCTTCGCAACAATCTCTAACAACTCCTGTATCGATTCAGGCATGTTTTCACCAATCAGTCGTTGACGGGATACTGTGCGCGGTGCATCGTAGTACGCCAAAAACTCGTCGCTGATTTTAACTTCGGTTCGGAAGTATTTACGCAACGCACCAGCGTGGTTTTTGTAAGTGTTGTGCAGGTCGGGATAGTATTTCGGGTTCTCATTCTTAAACTGCTCAATCTTGCTGGCCTCCTGCCAGCGCGAGTAAATCGCAAAAATACGGCGGTCGGATGAATCAATCGGCAAGGCAGCCAGTCGGTTACTCAAGAACAGATAGTTCGCCGTATTCGGTACGTTGATTTCATCTTTACCCTTGGCAATCATTGCGATGGTCGGGCTGGCGATGATGGTTTTGAGTTTGTCGTAAATCTCAACACCCTTAACACCAGCCAAGTGAACCTCCTCAACCGTACCAAAGCTGAGATTTGTGGCCCATTTCGTGAACCCAGATTTCATCGCATCCTGAGATACGATTTTCGCATTCTCTTTACCAATCATGGCTGAAATTAGGTAATGGAAGAATGATTTACCATCGCCACCCACACCATGGAGGAACACCGCCCAACCGAGTGTGTAACCAGTGTATTGCACCTGATAGGCAACCCATTGACGGAAAATCTCGCGTTCGCGAGGGTCTTCAATCATATGCTCGAAATGTCTTTCAACCAGATTAATGGCTTCCAAATCGCCTTTTGAGAATACCGCTGGCTCGTCTGGAACATTATCGTTGTTGTAAGCGTTTATGTACTGATACTTCGAACGTTCACTAAATTTGAATAAACTACCCATTGTTGGCATATACACTGCATCAATGACCTTCGGGATTTTATATGCTCTCAATGCCAAGTCCTGCGGACGCATTTTCATCGACATTGCATCAGGGACTGAGTGATAAATCAGCGTGTCGAATGATGCTGGTGACACGGACAAACGTTCTTTTGTGTCGTAAAACTTGTCACCATTGAGCACATAAACCCAATTCTTCATATAGTCAGGCGTTTCAAATTGCTCAATGGCCTCAGTGAGCGTTTTTCGTACCGTGCTCATACTGATTTTTTCACCATATAAACGACTATATGTTCGAGCAATAACATATTCAATAGCATTTTGTTGTGCCGTGGTAAATCGGTTATATGATGCCTCAACAACAAGTTCGTCATACTTGCGAACGTCGTCACACTCTTCGAACATACGTTTCAAATTTTCAAAGGTCTCGGTAAAGTTTTCGTTCTTCGTTGAAGTATAGTAATCGTACAAAACACTTGCAAATGTAATAACGTTTGCGCGATTGTTGCGAAAACTCTTCCACTTTGCACGAAGATGAGAGTCTTTGATGTCATAAGGCTTGCCTGTTGCGGGGTCAGTTGCTTTTTGTGACCATTTTTTCCAAATTTGATAACCCTTCTCAGGGTCATCAATCTGGAACTTAATGGCCTGACCAATGTTGACCCATTTTTCATAGCTATCGTAAAAACCCTCCGTCAGGGAATTCACGATTTCTTCAACACGCTCGTCCGAAATATTTACCTGCTTGGAGTCATTATATAAATCATAGTCTTCGTCATCTTCAATGCGAACGTCGTCTAACCCAGCGTTGCGCAAGTCGGCAACAGTAATCCGTTCGTAATCGTTGCGATACATTAAATCGTCGAAATAACGGAATAGGGGTTGAATCATTTCAGGTTTGAAAGTTGGTAAGTCTTCAACTCGGTCAATATCAAGCAGGGAATAGTCGTTCTCCCACTCATAATGCAAACCATCTTCATCAGGATAGTCGCCAAATGCCACGAATTGACGATGGCCGTCCTTGCTATTATTCAACAATTCAATTTGCATACGACCATATTTTTCAGACCGCCAAACGGAAGACACAATTTTACCAATGTTGTTTGTCACATAACACGGAATCAACGCCTTTGGCTTCTTACCTCGACGCACCATGATTTTGTCAGTAGACAGCATCGTGCGAACATATTGTATGAGTTCGCGTGCGGCGTGCGGGTCTAAAACGTCAATATCAATTGCGAGCAAATGGTTGCTGGTAATAATACCGAGACCTGCTTTATTGCCAAATTGTTCGAGCATTTCTTTATATGAAGATTCCGTTTGAGGGAGAGTTTTCCAGTTAATTCCTTCTGGATATTTCTTACCGTGAGTAATCGGTATTACTTCAAAACCTTTGCGCATGAGCGGCAGCGCAGTGTCTATATAGTAACGTTTAGTCATTTTTTTTTTTCACTTTCCTATCAAATAGAGGGGTTTGACGCGATTTTAGGCGAAAATCGACTTTAGCGTCAAGCCGACTTTATCAATTTACATATGTAAAGCAAAATTAACAAACATGTTGTCCGAGAATTTGCCGCAAAAATTGAATTTTTCCAATTTTCCAATTTTTTTTGTTAGGCACTTTCCAATTTTTTCTGGATTTTCCATTTTCGATTTCCAAAAACCGCACTTCTGTGTTTTTAAATTCTTGACAGAACTTATGGATTCGTCCTAAATTCATTAACATGTTAAAATGAGAGCAATTCTCAACAAAAAAAAATTTTTGGTCTTTTTTGCCATTTTGTCAGGACGTGATTTCATTTCTAACAGATTTTTTTTGAGAAAATAACACCCAAAAACAATAAAAATCAACAACTTCCAATTTTCGTTAGAAGTTAGAAAAAATCGGTCATATCTCTATACATAACGTAATAGTATAGGACTTATATTTTTATTATATATCTCTCTCTCTCTTTTTTTTTCTTTTATATAAGAAAATAAAGAAATTTCCTAACATCCTTACAAATGCACTTAAGCCCTTGGAATTATTGAAGAAATTTTGTTAGGATGCTTCCTAACACATCCTAACATCCTTACAAATTTACTACGTCGTTGATTTTTAAGAAAAATCCGAAAAAATCACCCATTTTGGCACTGATTTGGAACGTATTGACGAAAATAATGCAAAAATTAACATTCTTTCACAATACGCTCGCCTGAAAAATAACCCGTCAAACCACTGGCACTCGTCCCCAAAAATACCCGAATGGTGATTCCTGCCCCAAAAAGCACCCTCAGAGCGCGTTTTACACCCTCACCTATACCAACCCCTGCCCAAAGGGATAAATTCAATCTGAGACGCTCTACGCGCGAAATTGAGAATTTGAAAATTCAGATTTTTGGCGCAATTTTCATCGTTTCGGAAAAAGTCATAAAAATCAACGCTTTAAATCCTAGAAAAATGAATTTTTCAAAAATATATCGATAAATAATTGTTTCATAAGGATTTTTACAAACTAATTTTTTTCAATCATTCGTTTATTTTTAAACTGCATAAAAAATTCCTTAAAAATCAAGGACTACCGAACCTAAAAAATCGGCGCATTCTCGGAATCGGGGGTTCTGCGCCCGCACCATTCACCGCTCGCCGCTTGGAAGTACCTTTTCAAAAATGCGCATTGTAAAGAACGCATCGTCTTTACATTTCTACCTCTACTTTTTGACCGCTGACCGTATAAAGCCCGCGGGCTTTATCATATGATTGACCTGATTTATTTTTAAATAATAGTGAGTTGTTATCGTATCGCATAACGTGAAAAGCTGCTAAGGCTTTGATTGATATGTACTATGTAAAATGTTAGTTTGTTTTAATTTATAACTTAACATTCCTTACACACCTAAAATAAAACCACCATCGGACGGCGGGCTAAAGCTTTTATTTTAGGTGTGTAAGGAATGTTATGGTACGTTTAGGCGGCATGCTATATACAACTTAACAAAGATAACATTAAAACAAAATCAGAAATAGCAACGAAAAACAAACCGCCCGATAGTATCAGGCGGTTTGTTTTTCGTTGCTATTTGATGACGTCGGATTCATCAACTTCAGTTATTTCCAGTTTCAAGCTGTCTTTGATGGACTGGATACAAGAGTTGATTTCACGTTCAAAGAATCTTTGGTAAGTGTACAATTCGTCGTTATCTTTGGCATACGTAAAGCCATTACAACACGCGATGCAATTTATATCATGCGCCGCATCTTGGCAATAAATAGAGTTGTCAATAGATACAACTTCTAATCTTTTATATTTCATTACTCTTATTCCTTTTCCAATGAAACAGCGGCTTCCATGAAAACATATGCGATAAGGCTGGTTAATAGGAATGTTGCGAAGTTAGACGACTGGATGCCGAAAAACAAAGAGGCTAAAGAAGCTAAATAAAATAGTTGTTGCATAATCATACCCCTATCGGTTAATTGACGCTTTGCTGATGGATTTTAGTTTATTCATTACTTCGTTTCGTAATTCTTCGTTCAAATCAGGTATTTCGTTCAGTGATTCGATGATACGTCCTGAAAGGTAGTCTAATGTGTACGAATCATCATAGATTCCGCCTACGATGTTTGTACTTATTACATCACCGCTTTTGCAATCTATAAGACTGATTGCATACGATAACGGCGTGGCAAAAGCATACATTTTAAATTCTTTTATAATTGCCATTTTTTCGATTTCGCTTGATACACCTTGGAGGTAGAATGCGACACGCTCCCCACAATCACTATAAATGGTATTTTGTAAATCCGCCATGGCGTCATGCCAGTCACGAGAACCAGGTTTGTAAAGCAAGCCATCGAACCAATCGCTAAAGGTTAGTGATAGTAAACCGCGTCTAGCCACGTCGATATCAAAAGCCGTATCATTTAGCATTGCTTGCATTAACTCTTCAGATTCTTCATAATTCAAGTCCATGCTATCCACGATGGCGTGGTCTAATGCTTCTAACGCGCTGATGGCCGCTTTAATTGATGTTAGGTCGTCTGGTTTGAATCTTTTTTCATCGGGTTCTTTGATACAAATAAAAGTTGCGTCGTCAATGCGTCCGATGCCTTCATTAGCAGTAAAGTCATTGAACAAGGAATAACCAATATCGTCTGTTTCGATTTTAATTTCCAATGCCTGATTGTTTTTGATAATCATCATTTTTGATATCTCCTTTTATTCCCAATTAGCCCATTTCAAGACGGCGGTTTCATTTCTTATCTTCAAAGCGCGATTTACATGCGCTTCAAAATCAGATAAATGACGGCGTGTCGTATTAGAATAATTGCGCGCATTTCTTTGTAAGTAGATAACATTGCTGTTCACATTCCAAGCCGCAATAACGGTCGAATAGCTAACCAATACTTTCCATAATCCAATTTTTTCACCAGCAAAGGGAACAACCCATGCTCGCTTGGTACCGATTCGGGAAACGTTATCCATGCCATACGCTAATTTAACGTCAGATTGGCAAACGCTTTCCTCTAATCCGATTGAATTGAATGTGAATTCTTTTTTATCGGCACAAAGTTCCGCAACAATTTCACGGGTATCGCCATTCTTGTCGAAAATTAAGATGTTATAAGCTTCATGATTGCGGTTATTTGTTGTTGTTGTTGTTGTTGTTGTTGTTGTTGTCGAAAATTCGAAGCTTAGTTCTTCGCCTAAATAATCTTTGATAACCTGAATCATGGCATTGGGTTGATACGCATAGCGATTTAACGCATTGCGAAGGGCTGCAATTTTTGCGATATTTGATTTTTTTCATGATTGATTTTCCTTTTAAGTCGTTGATTAAAGTCTGTTTACAGACTGTCTATGTTTCGGCTTTTTTTTATTCGC